CTCATGCACCCCGATTTCGATCTTCCGAAGGTGAATCATCAGGTCTCGAAAAACTTGATCTTCTTCCGCAGTCACTTTGCACCGCCCTTCCGCATGCAGCACTTCTTGAATTTGCGACCACTCCCACAGACGCACGGATCATTCCTCCGCCCCGTCCTTGCGTGCCCCTCCGGTTGCGGCGGCGCGTCACCCGTGGGCAGCGGGGCAACGCCCTTGCCGAGTGCTGGCGACAGGCCACGCCGGGCCGCGATTGCTGGGCTGAATGCGATCTTGGCTCTGCCCTGGGTCACGATGCGCCATCCTTTCCTCTCAATGATTCGTCATCCACCGGAACGGGTGGTCCAAGCTCCACCGATCCGAGCAACCATGCCAGCACCCCCAGCATGGCGATGCAGATAGAGAATTCCGCCAAAAACAGAAGCACTTTCTGCATGGTGTCATCTACATTCTCTCGGCTTGCGTTTCTAACCGGCGTAGGTATAGTAACGTCTGGTCGTTGAATGTCAAGAGGAAAACGTACAACAGAGAATAACCACGATCACTCACCACCTTTTCGTTGCTGCTCCAGTTCAATCGCCCTATCCAACGCCTGCGCAGCCTCCTGCAAGTCCTGCAAACCGTCCTTACTGCCGCGCAGACCGGCGCACAACAGCTTCTTGATCGCATGTGCCCGTGCTGGACACGTCACCTCGTAGGCTTCGAGGATGTCGTATATATCGCACTGCTCGTCGTGGCCGACGTGAATGAACCGCCGGTACTTGCTGCCAGGTTTCTTCTTCTCATCTGGCGTCGCTGGCTTACCAACTTCCCGGCACACTTGCACTGCGTCAACAAGTTCTCGCATCACTTCCATCATCGGTCACACCTTCTTGTTGTCGGTAACGATTTCTTCGACGCCGTTGCTGGTTTCAATACGATAGTCTGCGAATAGCAGCGGGGCCTCCCGTTGCATGATGTCGAGCACTTGAAACGCCAGCTTGCGAATCTCCGGTTCCGCGTGGCGGCTTCCCCTCATCTCCAGGAAGTGCCGAATCGCCCTTCCGTTGACGGTGCAGAAGATCTTCGTCTCCGTGGCGTTGGGAAGCACGCTGCGGGCGGCTTGCCTCGCCCCCTTGCGGATCTCCGCCTTCTCCGCTGCGGTGAACGCGACTCCGGCGGTGTATCGCTGGCAGTGCATCTCTCTCAGCCGCTCCGCCAGCTTGATGTAGGCGGCGTGGGCGTAATTGACTGCATCCTCCCAGATCGCGTGCGCCTCTGAGTCCTGGGCGATTACATCTGGCTCGACGTACTCCGCCACCGACTCATCAACGTACCGCTGGGAAAGCTGGGAGTACCCCCATCCAGCCCGGTGCCTGACCAGTTCGTGTGAACAAGCCCTGCTGATCCCCGTGAAGATGAAGTTCCACACCCCGTGTTCGAGGACCGACCCGTGGCCCACTTCGATGATATGCTTCAGGTATGCCTCGGAACCACCCGGTCTGGGGTTGTTGAAGGACATATAGCAGAGCCTGCCACCCGTTTCGATTAACTCCTCTGAGGGAGAGGTGGGACGCTCTCGATCATAGTATTTCCAGGAATCGTGGTCGATGTGAAAGTCGTAAAGATCGGGCATTTCTTCACTACCACCTCCCACCACCTGCTGCCTGCCGACAAGATACACCTTTGGTTTCGTAATGATCTTCACGAATTCTCCTCTCCAATAGCTGCGGTTGGTCCTGTTTGTGTGGCGTACTTGCTGCTTTTTCTTTGGTCATACGGCATGGGCTTGCCGTCCATCGTCACGAACTCGATCTGACACACCCGATCCCCTGGGTATACCTTCACCGGCTTGATTGCCGTGACCTCAAGAGTCCACTGTCTCTTGAACCCGTGATCCCCGTACCCAGCACTCAAGTGCGTCGTGATGCCGAGGCGGGCCATACTGCTTCGTGTCTCGATGCACGGACGGTAGTAGTCACTCCCCGCTTCTTCAATCGTTGCCATGATGTAGAGTTCACCCGGTGTGAGGATCATACCTTCCTCTGGGAACGGGTACTCCACCGTTGGGTTTACACCGCGCACGTCCAGGAGTGTGTTGGTGTAGAGACGGTAAGTGTTCCCCCACCGCAGGTCGTAACTGTTCGGACCTACATTGGACTCGATGAACGGGTCAATGTGAATACGACCCATCACCACCTGTCGGATGATCTCTGGCCCTGTGAGAACACTCATGGTTTCACCTCCACGATGGTCGGCTCGTCGCAATCCGGTTTTCCCGTCTCCAGGGTGAACGAGTGACAGGGTTGCATCGGGCCGATGATCTGGTGCCAGTTCACCGTGTTGATCGGCGTATCTACCTTCACAACACCACTCATCACGTTGACGTACCCTGTACCATTACAGCACCCACACTTCACACGATCATTCATCGCTGTACCCTTCTTCGTTACGAGGTTTCTTCAGAGATACCTTCCACCGTTTCTTGACATGCTTCCACCAGTTACGATCAGGAAGGTGGAGTCCTGATGCGTACACCGCACGCTTGAAGTCGCTGTAGGTGTGAGACAAGCCCAGACCATCCACGATTTTTTCCAACTCGGCCTGGTTGGGTCGATTCGATCTGGCGACCTTCTCCCTCTCCACCGCCTTGCTGTACTCCGTCTCGACCTTGTTGGCCAGATTCCATCGTGCCTCCCATGCCACGAGATGATGCTTGCGCCACAAATCCTGAAACTCCTTCGGCCCAATCTCAATGCTGTAGGGCTTGAGAGTCTCGTTCGCCTGCATCATCGTTGCGTCCATCCCTTGACGCAGAATCACCCTGCTGATGATCTCCTTTTGCTCCACCGTTCGCTCCCTTCCGTTGAGTCCCACGTCATCCTCCTATGCGATGGAAAAACCCTCTCCCCAGTTATTGGGGTGGTAGTTGATCGACACAGGGAGCGGAATCCCCATGTCTCTGCCCCCCTGCTCCATGAGATCCTTGAGAACACGCATGCGCCACAGGTTGGACTTTCCCTTTTCCCCCACCGGCAAATCCAGTTCGTCTAGTGGTGATACCTCAGTCTTCGGGAAGTCGAAAATCAATTCGTCATGCACCTGGAGCGTGATAAACCCGTCGAATCCCTCCTTCCTCCACACTTTCAGTTGAGTGTGGCACCGAGCCATCGCTCGCCGCATCCACCACATCGCCGATCCCGACGAGAAGTAGTTGAGGGGCGTCGTGGTAAGCACGCCACCGCTCTCGGTTCGGCCACAGAGTAACGGATACCCACGTTCCGGGTCAACACTGGAATCGGGAACCGTCTCGATGAACCCCTTCGTCTTGGCGTCGTTGATGCACCGCTGGTTGAGCGCTTCGAGCTTGTCGAAACGATTGCCGAGGAGTTCGTAACTCCCCGACCTGTGGAAAGCCTTGTCTACCGTTCGCTTTCCCCCGCCGTACTGTTTGGCGAACGCGCCATTCTTGCACCACTGATACCACGACGACGACAGATGCTTCTTGCACCACGGACCCGCCTTCCCCAGCCCATGCTCCGCAACCGCCTTCTCCCACAGGTCAGGATAAACTGCCGAGAAGTTGAGCAGATGGTTGCTACCGTAAAAGGGGGGATCGTTGGGGTTCTCGAACAGGGCGATCTGGTCCTTCTCACCGGAAGCATAGGCCGGGATGCGCAGTTCGATGTTCTTGGCATCCTTCGCTACCCACTCCCTACCCGGCGCTGGTCCAAAACACGCTCGTACCGAGAACTCTCCTTCCTCCGGTTTCTTGATGTTCTGCCCGTTGGGATTTTGACAGGAGAACCGCAGGGTGTCCGTACCACACCCGTTGAAGTTTGGGTGGAGCGTTGCGTACCCATCCCTCTCATCAAGCATGAACCGCTCGTAGGCATCGAGGAAAGCCACCTCGGTGTCCACGTCACGTTTCTTGATGAGGGATCGTAAGAATAGACCTACCGTACTGCGTGGGCTACTGTCCTCGGCGTACTTTTCCAGCGCTGCCGAGTTGAGCGTCGGCTTATCCGTCTTGGCCTTCTGGTTCACAATGCCAGGCATCTTCAACACATCGAAGATGAACGACCGCATCGAATCATTGACGCCGGCCTTCGGAAGATCGAGGTTGTACCCGTGGACCTTCGCGATGTTCCGGCACCGTCTTCCCTGAAGCTCGGACTCCTTCTTGCGTGACTCACGCATGCTCCGTAGCGACGGCACCGACACCGTTACCCCTCTGCGCTCCATCTCAAAGATGGATTCGGTGAGTTCGTTCTGTACCTTAAAAATCTTGTCCTGGCAACGACGCTTGATCTCCGCATCCATGACGTGCCAGAGTCGCATCGTCACCACCGTGTCGATGTTGGCGTAGTCCTGCAGGACCGTGTGCCACGGATGTCCTTTCTCGTACTCCAGATGGCCCGCCAAGGCACGCGGAAGCCAATAGTCCATCCGAGACACCTCGGTCTTGGCCGAGGGCATGCAGGGCAAGCCTTCCTTTGCGATCATCCAGTCCTTATGCTCTCGCCGAGCAAGGGACCGTGCCTCGTTCGCCGCCTTGACCGCTGCCTTCTCGTACTTGGAGATGTCCGTACTGAGGTACATCATCGCAAGCGAAGTCAAGTCCTTCGGTCGATTACTCGCCAGTAGATGCGCCGCCACCAGGGTGTCCACGGTTTTGTGCCACGGCCACTCGAAGTCCGGCGCGATAGCCAGCATCGCGGTGGCGTCGAACTTGGCGTTGTGGAGAACCAGTTGGTCGGCACTCTCGATCAGGTCGAGAACTTGCTGGAGTCCTTCCGCTGGCACCTGTACCTGACGGGTGAGCGGGTCCACATCCCACTCCCACCAGCGCTGCACTCCATGCTCATCACAGGTGGTGACGAAAAAGGGGGCTGCCCCATGTCGCAGGTCCAGCCCCGTCGTCTCGGTGTCGAACGCGATACGTCTCAATGGGTGTTCCTCCTTGTGTATGTTGCTGTTAAAAAGTGTCGGCGGGAATCGAACCCGCACAGACCGAACTTGTAGCCTGTTCATCACCGCATCATGCGATGCAACCGCTCAACCGTTCGGGTGTTCTACCAACGAACTCCGACACTACCACTCGGTCAGACACGAGTATCTACTGGAATGACGCGGGCAGGAATCGAACCTGCGACCAACCGACTGTCCTACCTGTGTATCGGCTGCTCTGCCACTGAGCTACTGCGTCGAATGCCGCCCATCGAGCAGGACAGGCGGCTCCCCAAACCGTCTACTGTTCGCGCAGTTCGCTCCACGGCACCTTGGCGTAGGACACCTTGGCGTCGTCAACCCCCTTGAGGTTGGCCGTCTTCGCCTTCTCGTCCACCGCCGTGATCGCAAACAGGGCTTCCGGCCCCCGCTTCTTCGTCTTCTTGTCAAGGAGCGGGGCGTGCTTGCACACATCCCCTGCCTGCCACACTAGCAGGTCCGCGTTGGCCTCGGCGGTCACGATCAAATCGGCCACCGCCTGCCAGTCATCGGCGTTCTGGATGGATTCCTCCGACACGCCGAGAGACTTGGCCTTCTCCGTGAGTGCGGACTGAGCCTCCGTCGCCTCATCCCCCTGCACTCCACTGGCTACCGCCACGAGGTCGTCGAGGGTCGGTTCCGGTTTGGACTCTGCCACCGGGGGAGGGGGTGGCGGCGTCGGCGCTGGGGTTGCCTTGGGTGCCGCCTTCGGCTTCGTCGCCTTGGGAGTGGGCGGCGGTGGTGCGGGAGTCGGTTCCGGGTCAGGGGTGTTGTCGTTCACCTCATCGTCGGCATGATCCCCGTACTGCACCAGACCCTCCCACTGCTCGAACACCTTGGGGTCGGGGTACTGTGGAGTCGCCTTGCCGAGCCTGGTCGAGAACCCGATGATGGGCTTCGCCGCCTTGATGTGAGCGGCCACGTCTTCCAGCTGGTCGGGGCTGATCTCCCGCGTGTCCACGCCGAGTTTGCGGAACTCGTTGTAGACGTAGTGCATGTGCGCCTCAATCGTCGCCCGTTTGCGGCTGGGAGTCTCGCACATCGGTTCCATGATCGACGTGCGGAGTCCCTCCACCTTCCGTCCTTCATGGGTCTTCGGTTCGATCACCACGGCGGCGCAGTAGAAGTACCACTTGCCCTTGTTGTCACCTTCCTTGTACTTGTCGAACTTGCACTCCACCACCTGTGCGATGCCGCCCTTGATACCTCCGGGGAGGTCCATCATGGGCATCGTGGTTTCCGCGTTGGCTGCTTCCGCATGGGCAGCACTGAGCTGCGCGCCAAGGGCCTTGAACAATTCGCTACTGCCGGTCTGCATCTGTTGCTCCTGTCGTTTGAGAAAATGAATCCTACTCGCCCTTCACCAGAGCAAGCACCTTGTTGTAATCAGGGTCCACGATCACCTCTGGCATCGCCACGCCACGAGGCTTGCGGAATTTCGTCTGAAAGGTATGGTGTGGGCCAACCCGCATGACGTACTCATACTCGCCGGGGACGATCTTCCATGTCGTCGTCTTCTTGCCGAGCAAGTTCTGCTCGACCTTCTCGGACCTGGGCCGGATCTCCGTCCGCACCACATAGTCGCAGGCAGGTGCCAACCATCCCGCCAGTGACGGCGACAGTGCCGGTCCCACCGTAGGCTGGATGCCGGTGTCTGACCCACCACTCTCCGCATCGCCAAAGGTACGCTCCTGGGCCACAATCACCACGTTGCATGACTTGCCGAGGATACTCCGCATGATCTCCTTGCACTGAAGCGTGCATTGGCCGTACTGCTGCTGCGTGGCCAGCCCCCAACCCTTCTGAGCGGGCAACTCCTTGATACCGAGAATCTCCTTCAAGGCAAGGTCAGCCAGCCCCGATGCGTGATCCAGCACCAAAGTGCCTTCTCCATCGAAACTTGCGATGGCGTCACGAATCTGATCCGTGCTGTCGATGATGGTCGGAGTGACCTTCTCCCGCATCTCCTCGGTGTCGATTGACTTCAGTTCCCCAGGACGGTTCCCACCACTGCACACGAGCGTGAGGATCGGTCCTGGGAAGGTGGACCAGAACGTGGTCTTCCCCGTACCGGACCTGCCGTACACCAGCATCTTCAGGCTGTCGAGCATGTCCCAGGCGGACTTGGGACCACCCGTTGGTTTGGGTTTCACATTCGGACTTGTTTTCGCCACGGGTGGCATCACTTGTCTCCATAGAGCAATCGGTATTGAATCTGGTTGTCGATAGTCTTGGTGAGTTTACCCATGATGTCGCGGAGGTTCTTGGTTACGTCATCGTCATGGGTCGTCATTCGAGCGACGTGAGTGTGTCCCGCCATCCTCACACGCAACTCCACCATACTGTCGGTTTCGTTGGCATCACTGATCGTCAGTTGTACCTCGTCTACCGTCTCACACCACGCGAAGAACTCCGTTGATGTCATTGCAGTTCCTCGAACAGGGTGTCCACTTTTTCCAGCCCCACCATGTTCCCGTCGAACAGGTAGCCGTCCACGTCCGACCCACCCGTCTCGTCCACGGGGTTGTAGCACCCGTAGGGGTGAATCCATTCCTGTCCAAACGACATCTGATAAAGCTGGATGTCTCGTGTCTTCGCACGATGCCAATTGCACAAAGACTCCAAAAGCGGATCTAGGCATCTGGATGTGAAAAAGTCGATGTCGTGAGCCGACAGAGGAACCTCGAACCTCACGAAGTACGTCTCCGGTTCGTCCGCGATGTACTGGCGCAGGCGCTCGTAGTATTCCGCCTCCGTCTCGGCGGGGACGTTCTTCGACCCCTTCTTCCGAACAATGGTCCCCTTGCCACCACTGAGGGGACGGCGCACCACGTTGTAGCGAACATCCACCTTCTCCTGATACATCTCGCGGAGAGTCACCGCGTAGAGCATCGTCTGAAGGTCAAACTTGAGTTGCCGCATCAAGGCGATCACGTCAATCTCAGATTTCGTCTTGTTCTCCTGGAGAACAAGCCCATGAGTTCGTGACCCCACGGAGTCATACTTCCCCCGCAACCGCACGACCCTTCCCGAAGGAAGTGTGTACGGAACGTCGAAGACCTGCTCCTGGAGAAAAGGAACCTCGCCGTCGATCCCCTGATGCTTGCTCCAGAAGTTGACATACTCCTGGAACTGAAGCTGGCACACATTCCGCCACTTCTCGATTTCGTCGCGGTCGTAAGGGTGTTTTACCTTCAACTCACCGCAGTAGTCGCGGAGCTTCGACGGCCACGACACATCAAGGGCGGCGTGAGCTTCCTCGCACACATGCCACATCTGGCCGTACTCGATGCGTGACGAGAACTTCTTGAAGGGTCGAATACCCTCCAAGTACTTGATCCCGAACCGGGCTTTGCAAGCCAAATACGAATTCAGCATTGAAAAGGTAATCCCATCTACTTCTGGACCTTTCCAGAGCGGACCAGTTCTTTCTCGATAGGCACCTTGGCCTGCTTCACGAATGGCTTCTCCAAGGCTTGGCATAACGTCCAACCTCTCCACAACCTTGATCTCAGACAGTCATAGTCAATTCGGTACTTCAACGAGAAGTACCTCAGAGTTTCTGTTTCACCTTTGTAGGTGTGCAGTTTTGTCGCTTTACGGTTGTTCCCTTGAACGACCTTTGAAGCCCACCGAATGTTTCCAGGGACATAGTCTCCTTCACTGGAGATACGGTCGATGGAATGCTGAGGCGTTGGCCTCTTTCCAAGATTCTCCTCGACATACTTGATGAACGATTCAAGTGACGTTTGCCACTCTGGATGAACCTTCACGTTCAAGTAGCAGTTTCCGTAGTCGGTTGTGCCGCATCTTCGATTGATATTGGCCCAGGTGAAGTACAACGGATGTTTGTGTAATCCGTGCTTGATGCGACGCTTCTTGTCGTAGCACCCGCAACTGTTCGTGTGATGTCCGAGATTGCTTGCACGAACCTTCGTGGTTTTCCCACAATCGCAAATACACGTCCAGTAAACCACGCCGTTTGAGTACTCGCCGCTGATCGCTACGAGCATCCCAAATCGCTTACCTTCTAGTTTTAAACGCGGTCTCGGCAAAGTACACCTCTCTTTCAAGATGCATCCTAACAAACAAACCACGGTTGTCAATCTAGGAACGCATTGAGCATCGAGAACGTCACGCCACCCAGCGGTCCTTCCGCTTCCGGCCCCTGCCACAGCGGACCCTGTCGTGGTGCTTTCACCCCCTTCAGTGCGTCAATCAACGGCATGCTGTTCTCCTTATCTTGGCGATCCGTTCGGGTCATCAATCGTCTTTTGGTTCTTCTTGAAAGCCCTTAGAGCCTCATACACGGCTTCGTGGAGTCCCTGGCCGTACTGGGTGATATACACTTTTCGATTCGAGTGGTAATCGAACCAGATTAACTCACAGGCGAACATCTTCACCTCGTTTACTTCAATCATCCACCGACGATGATGCTCAACTTGATTCGGTTCCTCATGTCTCCACTTCTCCAGTTCCGCGAACGGCTCGTAACCGTATAGGAAAGTCGGCATGTCAATTCCTTTCCTTTTCTCGATGCTCCAGTTCTGCCCGCAGGATCAACACGTCCTTCGGTGCCTCGATTCCGATACGTACCTGCCCCATGTGGTTAATCTCAAGGACCGTCACCACAATGCGGTTCTTCCCCTCTCCGATGAGGATGGTCTGATGCTCCTTCCGTGCAAGCACAAGCATGCTATCCGCCTTTCTCGTTCAGTTCTTCGTAGGCATCGCGCAACTGCACGACGCACCGCTGCATCAACAAACCACGATTGGCTTCGTTCGACCTGAGAATGAATGCTGGATGGTCCAGGTCCACCACGGGAACCCCGATGTCGGGACAGTGCTTGGTGGAGAGCTTGCCCACCCTTACCACCAGACGCGGCTTAGCCATCGCCATGAACTCCAGCAGGCGGGACTGACACTGTTTGATCTGAGACTCGTCCGGCTCGCTCGCCTTGTTCAACCCGTCCCGTGGGATGCAGCCGACAATGTTGGTGAAAGCGTACTTCGGCGTGGGGAACTTCTTGATGGCGTCCGCGATGATCCGGTCCAGGAGTTGACCCGCTGGCCCCACCATCGGCTTCCCAAGCACTTCCTCACTCTCCCCAGGTGCTTCACCGACAAACAACACATCGCACGGGAGATACCCACGCCCTAGCACTTTCTTGGCGGCGGCACACTGACACGACCCGCAACCGCCTGCCCACTTACTCTTGTGTTCCGTCCATTGGCTCACTTGAAGAACTCCTTGTACTCATCCCATGTGTCACGGTCAAACAGACTCAATCCGAGCAAAGCGAAGACAGCGAAGTCGTGTGTGTCTTGGTCATTGACGCAACTCTCAATAAGTTGCTCCATACCGATCACAAAATCGTCATCTTCCATCTTCCTCTGGTACACATTGAGAAGAAACGTGATACCACTCTTCGCCGGTACTTGTTTCTTATGTTTGAGACTCTCGATTTCCTGTTGCGTCTCCGACAACCACTTCTTGAGTTTGTCATCCATTATTTATGCCCCGTCATGTAAGGAGTAGGGTCAAGCCACTCAAGACGCATCCGCTGTTCCTTGACCCACTTGTCAAGCCACAGGGGAGCGATGGATCGGAACTCCGCAGCGGATTCCACATCAAGTATCTGCTCACGGTAAAGAACCGCACCCAGTTCGGTACAGAACTGACGTGCAATCTTCTCCCTGACACCTAGCAGGATGCTCCGGTGCGTCAACTGATGATCGACGTTCCAGAAACCAGTCACGGTGTTAAGGTACGCGATCAGACCAGGCGATACGATGGCGTAGCTCATGGTTGGCTTGCCCGTCGTAATGTGGGGGAGTTCATCCCAGAGTGTATGCGTTGACGGTGTGTAGTGCGTTGACATGATTCCCACTCCTTTGCATTGGTGCCATTTGCCTTGGACAATGGAATGGTAAGCCGGATGACGATGAAAGTCAAGAAGAAATCAGGGAAGATTCCATTTTTTGCAAAAACAACGCCAGAAGCAGGGCGTCGGCTGTTCGGAGCGTCACCTTCAGATCAGGGTAGATCGACTGCGCCAGTGTTTTCAGGCGGTTTTTCCACGACGATTTTGTCTCCTGGGGATGCCGCGCCACTTGATGGTACTTCTGCCACGCTTGCGGCGTTACCTCGCAGAAAGGGATTCCCGCCCCCACCATCGCCATTCGCACTGCACCGTACCCCATCCCGAAGTTGAACATCGCGCTACCGGGAGCTGGATTCCCCTGAATGAACCCTCCCACCTTCTCGACCACACCCTTCGCCGGCCCCCACTGCTTCAACATCTGCATCAGCTCCCAGAGATCGTCTTCCGACCCTGGCATCGTGATCGCCTCGGCAACCCCGTTCGGTCTCACCCACGCAATTCCACCCGACGCCCCCGGATCGACACCGATGTATGTGTGGTTCATGTTTTTCTCTTGACATTCGCCGATTGCGTGTCTAGGATGACTATGCGTGCACAAGGATTCTACAAAAAGGAGCTACCATGCGTCACAACCCAGAAAAGATCCGCCGCATCGCCAAGTCCTGCACCGAAGCGGGTGATGCTTGTCGAAGGCAAGGCGAGATCACTATGGCCAACTACTGGTACGACCGTGCGGAACGCCTTCTCGCTCTCGCCATCGGCCCGGTAAAGGACGAGGAACTGCTGGCGGGTGATCCCCAACGTCCCCTTGGCAAGCCCATGCGTGTCGGAGAACGAGCGGACGGACCTGGCGGCGGCGTGATGACCCTCGGTGGATTTTACACAGGAGACTAAATTGGAGCATCGCATTGAGATCACCTACACGACAGATGACGATGGAATCCATTTGTCTTGCTCGTGCCACTGGGATAAGTGCATCGGGTACTTCCCAACCGTAGAAGACATCATGCGCGAAGCGGAGAAACACCGTCTCATCGCAGATATGATGGTGATTGAACCACAATCAACACAAAATGAACGGACGATGAGCAAGCACAGCAAAGAACCGTGGTTTTCCCAGCCGGGCTACGGCACGATTTACAACCTGTCGAACGGCGACACTGGTCTAACGATGGCGATTGCAGTTCCACCAGAAAATCGGCAAACCAGTGGAAAAGACGAAGACATGGCGAACATGGCCCGTATCGTCGCCTGCGTCAACGCCCTGGCCGGCATCGACGACCCGGCGGCATTCGTCGCCGAGGCGAAGCGGCTTCGCCGTGCGTGCGAGTGGCGTTGCGAGACGTGCGGCTGCGCGTTTCCCGACCATCCAACGGCCAACATGACCGAAAAACGCCGCAAGCTCGAATTGGCCGACGCCAAGCAATGCACGCCCTGCCTGGTGCGTGCGTCGCAAGCGGCCATGATTGCCACCCTGCGGAAACAGCGGGACGATCTGCGAGCGGCGTGCGAAAAGGTGCTGGAGTTTTCGACGATTGGAACTGACGAGGACGGCTACAGCATCGAGTACATCGTTCGCACCGTCCTAACCAACACCGCCGACCAGTGATTTTTGCAGACCACAACCAACACAAGGAGACTAACTTGGACGACGAAACACCCAACATGAACTTGTCCGACCGCATTGCCCACCTCGGCAAGATCCTCCCAGCAGCGGTGAGGTCAGTCTATGAAGGACTCATTCTGAAGGGGTTCACGGAAGACCAAGCCTTCGCACTTACCAAAACGTACATTTTCAGTCTCACAGGTGGACGTTACACGTCCTAGCACAAGGAGCAACCCGACCCATGCCTCGAATCAGTGAGCAACGCAAACCCCTGTACTCCCAACTTGAAGTCGTCATCCGTCAAGGGGATACCGCCCTGACCTACGACGAAGCCGTGGAGATCCTCGGCTGGGAAGTACAGGAGAAGAAGGACGCGGAAACCTCCATCAAGAATCACGACGGCCAACCTGTCCGATTCTCCCGCAACGCATTCAACCGACCGTTCTCCACCGCACACGCTCTCCGCTGCAAGCAAGACCACCTCAACCGGATGTGGAAGCTCAACCTGGAAAACGTGGTCATCGGTGAGTACGGCAACGTCCTGTCCGGCCAGCACCGACTGGCGGGTTACATCCTCGCCGTGGAGGAATGGCGCGCCGATCCCGAAGCGTGGTCTTCCGAATGGGAGACGGAGCCGGTCTACGAGTGCAGCATCGCCTACGGGGTGAAGGAAACCCCGGAAGTCATCCGCACCTTCGACAACGTGAAGGCCCGCACCTTCGCCGACGTACTGCACACGTCTCCCGACTTCTTCGGCAAGCGATCCCCCAAGGAACGGGCACGCCTTTCCCGCATTCTCTCCACCGCCATCCGCGTGCTGTGGAAACGGATCGGTAGGAAATACGACGAACGAGATTCCAAACTCACCCACTCGGAGGCTGCGGAGTGGCTTGCCCGCCACGACAAGCTGAAGAAGGCGGTTCTCAAGATTCTCGAACTCCACCACGACGGTGCGATCACCCCCCTCGTCAACATGGGCGTGGCGTCCGCCCTGTTCTATCTCATGGCGTCATCCGAAACAGACGGAGATCGCTACCGCAAGAATCCGTCCGAGCGCCGTATCGACTTCTCCATGTGGGACAAGGCGATGACGTTCTGGGCAGCCCTCGCCTCGGACACCCCGCTGCGGTCCATGCTCTCCACCCACTGCGACACGTCGCTTCAGGAACGAATCGCACTTATCGTCAAGGCGTGGAACGTCTCACTGGTACAGAGTGGTTTTACCGACTCCGACCTGGCCCTCTCCTACTACCAGGACTCCAATGGTGTATCCCGCCTTGACGAGTACCCGATGGTCGGAGGGATCGACTACGCCCCCGATGAAACGACCGAATCTTAAACATCACCACCCCATCAAAGGACGGAGCATTATGAAAGCTGACCATGACGGGCGGAATGCCAGAATGCCAACGATGCCACAAGAGGTTTCTCAAGAGCAGCATGGACCCGGAGGGCCTGTGCCTACGCTGTCATGCAATCACACGGGATCTCTCCTCGGAGATGGCAACCATCAAGGTGCCGCAGAGAGTGTGCTTTTACTGCGCAAACCCCATCAAGGTGGGATCAGCCTTCGGAGTGAAACCGTTCCATCGGGAGTGTCGCAAACAGGAACTCGCCCGTGTGATGGAGGAGAAGAAATCCCAGCGAGCCAAGGACATCGAGATGGAGGTAATCCCACCGAGGATTTGCCGGGAGTGCAACAAACCCTTTGTGTGGACACACGGGAGTCAACTCTACCATCAGGAGTGCAAACAGGAGAGGGATCGCAGGCATGCGAGGGAGAGCAAACGGAGGGAACGCGCCAAGAAAAAGGATGCATCCGATGCGCAAGAACCCAAAGATTAGTTAGTCGTGGTTGCTGTATGAACTGTTACCAGTTCTACAGAAAGTGCATCAAGAGGGGTGAAACAACGTGGGGACTTCTTGAAAGTGCCGGGCTTGCGGTTCCGCCGACCAAACGTGGCCGTCGTCGAGGACAACGGAACGCCAAGACTGTAAAATCCGCACGGTGCCACGTCCCAAAGTGCGGTGGAGTACCCGTGGTGAATCCAGACGGACAGTTGTGTCAAGCGTGCTGGGACACAATCGGAGAGATGATCCAGAGCGGGGAAACGACTCGTGACGCTCTCCGCAAGTCCGGTATCCTGTTCAAGAAGAAAACGTCCCTGGAACTCATAAGAGACGCCCTCGGCAAGTGACCACACGACCCTTCTAGTCCACCAAGGGAGTGTAAGCAGCCAACATCTCAAGACGGGCCTCACCATCACGGCGGGGCCTGTCCATTTCTTCCGCATCAGCCAGACACTTCTCCGCAGCACGAATCGTTTCTTCGCTCAATCGTTCAGGACAAACAGGGGCAGCCAGTCCCATCGACCTCGCCACGGCCATCGTCGCAGTTCCCCGTTCTTCCACGTTCGTCCTTCCCGCGTAGTCGAACTGAAACCACGCCACCAAAGGCAGGACAGCGACAGCCAAAGCGGTGAACACCTTCTTGTTTCGTTCCTTGTGCATGACGATCCTCCAAAAAGAAATGACAGGAAAAGTTTCCCTGTCATTATCCTACACTCCTCGTCAAGCATCTTTGATGATGTTGAACGCTCGCACAGCGAGTTGCTCCCGGTCGAACTCGGTCTTCCCCATCGCCGGATTCAGCGGAAGGTAGATGATCTCATGAGCGCGCTCCCACGACTTCATCACCCCGTCGTTACGGCGACAGTTCTTGAACTCCGTCTGCCAGGTCATCGGTTTGAACCCGTGTCTGGCCGGAATCCCATCGGCGTTGAGACTCTCCACCAGTTTTGCTTGCACCGATTTCGTCATCCCCGGAATCCGCAGATCGTACACCCACGGAGACTGGCGTGGTGGCATTCCCCACCGCTTCGGACAAAGACTGTCATACCACTTCTCCATGAGCCTTCGGGTAGCAAGGTTGTTCTCGTACTGGTCCAGACTCTTGAGGATCAGGTTGGCGTGTGCCGACGACATGCGGTAGTTGCACCCTCGCGGCAGGTGCATGTAGTCATGCTCATACCCAAACCCCAGGCATCGCAGACTGCGGGCGCGCTCGGCATGCTTCGGGTCACGAAACGACACCGCACCCCCTTCTTCCCCACCCACCACCTTGTTCTTGTAAAAGGACCAGCAAGCGGCGTGCGTCAGCGGGTGAGGCGGCACCCCGTGCAGTTCGGCCATGTCCTCGATGACCAGGATCTCCCGCTTCTTCGCGATGCGGTGAACCAGATCCATGTCCACACGGCGACCGTAGACGTGGACGACGAGAATCGCCGCCAGCGTGCGACTACGCTCCATCTTCTGCGTGCCGTCCAGCTGCATCAACAGGTCGTCGTTGCAGTCCATGAACGCCGGCACCAGACCCGCCATCACGATTGCACGGGGGCATGCGATCATCGAGTAGTCGGCGGTGACAACCTCGGACGCCAGATGTATGTCCAACGCCTCCAGTGCCAGGTGCAAGGCACTCGACCCACTGGAGCAGGACACCACGTTCTTGATGTGGAGGAAGTCACCCCACGCTTGCTCCAGCTGCACATGCGGTTCTACCATGCGAACTTATCCTGGTTCTCGATGATGGATTCAACCGTTCGACGCAGGGCTTCCTGGAAGGGAACCTTCGGAAACCATCCCGTTGCGTTATTCAACTTGGCGAAATCACCTCGCAAAGACCACAACTCCCACTTTCGTCGGCGTGCATCATCCGGCACGACTTCGACGTGTGGAAACCTCATGATGTCACCGATCTGCTTGGCGAGATCGTAGATGTACACGGACTCCCCGCTGCCGCTGTTGTACACCTCTCCGAACTTCCCCTTCTCCAGCAGTAGTACCATTGCTTCCACTGCATCACCGACGTAGAGGAAGTCACGCTGTGAGTTGTTGCCGAGACGAACCGTGGCATGTAAATTCGAGTCTTGCGGAATCAACTGGCGCACAATTTCCGGCACCACGTATGGATGGAGCAGATCGAGTTCCCCCAACACGTTGAATTGCCGCAGGGCGATGGCTGGTGTCTTCGCCTCCCTCCACCGTACCTGCACAATGAAGTCGATGGCGGCCTTCGCTGCGGAGTACGTCGAGTGGGGCTTGACCAGCGCGTCTTCATCCATTGGTCGGTCGTGGACTGCCCCCTCCCCATAAATCTCGGCGCTCGACACTTGGAGGATCGCCTCCACCCCCGCTTCCTGGGCGGCATTCATCGTGCGAAGGGCGGCGGTGGCGTTCGTCTCGAAAACGTAGATCGGACGAACGTAGCTGTCAGGAACGTAGGGATGAGCTGCGAGGGCGAAGACGTACTTCACCTTGTTCTTCTCGAAGATGTTGCGAAGCCTGTCCTCACTTCCGAGGAGATCATGATGTACGAAATTGGCCTTCTTGTGAACGAAGTCACGCCTACCCGCGCAGAGGTTGTCGATGGCCACCACCTCGCACCCCCGGTCGTCGATGAGGTGCTTCAGCAAGTGGTGGGCCATAAACCCTGCCGCCCCCGTGACGGCCACCACGCAGTTCCTAACTTCACGCATCACGAAATCTCCCCTTCGGATGTCTCATCATATTCTAGAAACAGCAGGCGTTTCGCCACCAGCTGCAGGTTGACTTCCGCCATCTCCCACGCCTCTTGGCTCAGATTACGAACGATCATTGGCCGAATCGAGATCAGCACGGCCAGGTCGCACGGGGGCACGTCGATGCGATCCATGATCGACCCAACACGGAAGTCCCGCTCCGGGTAATCCGCCTTTGCTTTGGCGATGAAGTCAGGGGACAGGTCTACCCCATGATACGGACCCCTCCAATGATCCGGCATCAGCGTGAGCAGGCGTCCGTAACCTGCCCCCGCATCCAGTACACGGTCGTCCGGCTGCACCACCCGCTTGAGAATCTCCCGGTGCTTCGCCTCGATCCTCTGCCACTTCTCCAGCGGACATTTCATGATGGCGTGGTGTAACTGGGCTGCGGTATCCAGTCGTTCCTTCCAATAAGCGGGATCAAGGATCGGCTCCATCAGGGCGTCTCCTCCAGGAACAGACGCAGCAAGCGGGTGTGGTTATCCTCCACGACCTCCTTAGCGTCTTCCGCGTTCTCGAACTTCTCGCTGCTTCCCGTGATCTTCCACCCACCGTAGTTGCTGAGGTACACCTCGATGGTCCCCATCTCCGACCCGTTGCCCTCTCCGCCCAGTCCGAATGTGGTCCACCACTCCGGCCCACTCGGAGGCGTGTTGTGCAGCCACTTGAGAGGTTTAATCTTGTACATCATACGATTCCCTCTATCTCAAGACAGGACAGCATCTCCATGACGCGGTGGCGGTAGGTGTGACACTCAATGGTGCGCAACAAACCACACTTCATCAACTGCATGTTGTCTTGATACCACATCGAGTCGAAAGGGTACTTGAGAAACTCATCCAGTTCTTCCCGACTGGTGTAGGACAACACTTCGTCATCGTCGAAGTGATCGTTCAACCGCTCGCACCGAGGATGGAACACTAACCCACCAAACCCGGTCATATTGTACACGCGGTTGGACCAGTACCTCGAAGTCACAGGACCGTCAGGGCAGACCACCACACCACACTGAGCCACGAGGTCACGCATCTTCTCTCGGTATACCCCCTGTGGAACGTACACCAGACGATCCGCGTGCCACGTCCGCATGTGCTCGATGAACGAGTCACGCTTCTCCCCACCCCTACTCGACGCCGCCAGCAGAATCTTCGGTTGATCTGGGAATCGAATCTTCGTAGGGTCGGCCAGCATTCGCTCATCAGCGCCCTGGGGTAGCCACCGCAACTTCTTGGTGTTTCTCCGAACCCAGTCCCCATCCGTGGCGAATCCCAATGCGACGTGAGGAAGCACTTTCAACATCCAGCGAATGCGGTCCACACAGCGACGACGCAAACCGGGGTCAGGGAAGTCCACCAGATCGAAGTACCACATCACGTTGGGACACCGAGAAGCGGCCATCGAGTGGGTGTCCTGCCACTTGTGGAACAGGAGGAAGTCGCAATCCTTCGAGAGTTGAGCGATCCGTGGTAAACTCGTCTTCTCCGGTTCCGTGATAACCTCATGACCCAGTTGACGAAGGGCGTAGGTGATCGCCCCTTCATCGTCGTTGCTCGACTTCTGGTTGTGGTTGGCCACGTACAGGACACGGTGCTTCCTCACCTGGACAACTCCTCAAGATACCTTGGCCTGAGAACATCCCATGAGTTCTGCTGGCCGTAATCGTACCCCTTACCACTCCAGTGTCCAATCTCAAGTGTCGAGAACTCGTCAATCTTCGCCGCGATGTCCACCGGGTCGATCACCGCTTCGAGGAACGTCCGACACCTACCCGATACTTCGTTCTGCACCGACTTCTTCACCGGGATCAGCGGTTCCGTGGGCAACCACTGGTTCATCGGAAAACGATCCGTCGCCATCACCAGCATCCCCGATGCGCAGGCTTCTTGTAGAGGAAGGGAGAGTCCGTTGAACTTCTCTGGGAAGATGAACACGTCACCCTCGCTGTAAAGTTGCTCGCGTGGCACAGTCCCCACCTTCACCTTGATCCGAGGATCATTCGGTATCCCTTCCAGAGGCTTCTGTGAACGAATCACCAGCTCGATGTCGGCCTTGACGTACTGCATCGCCTCGATCAACTCCCGTGTCCCGTTTCTCCCCTTCAGCCCCCCATGTCCCGCGTTGTGGACGAACGTGTACGCCCTCATCCTCTGCCGCCACTGGTTGATGAACAGATCCTCCACCGGAACCGGGATGAACACCGAGTTGTCCGGGTAGCACCTCTGGTCGAGCAGGGACGGGTTGATGTATCGGTCAGGGACGTAAGGGAGGACTTTCGGTTCGCATTCGTGCATCGGACAAAGAAATGTCTTCTTCCCCTGCTCTCGCGCGAAGGGGATGATGTCCCACCAAAACGGAGTCTCGAAGAACAGGAGAGCGTCACACCGCTGTACCAGACCTCGTGCCTGTTTCGGCATCTGACTCGACCAGTTCACCATCGTCTGACCGGGGAACCATTCCTGGTGCGTAGGACGGTGCTGGTGCTTGACGATCAGGACTTCCGATAGGATTCCCGCATCCCAGAACGACTTCGCCAGATACCCCAACCCCTGGTCGGTGGCGTACACAATCGAAGCAACCTTCAAGCGTGCGTCCTTCCTGTGGTTGTACCTGTCTCGGACTCGTTTCGACATGGATCGTCTACCACGCACCGAACATCTTCGACCAGAACAGAACACGAATGCCGTTGTTGTTCTCCTGTCCGACATCTCGCATGTCCACAGCGGGAGGAACATCTGGTCGCGTGTTGCAGTGTCCACAGGACAAAAGACCTGCGACCGTGCCGAACAATACGGCTGCTATCACCAGCGCTGCAAAGGGGATTGTCTTAATGTCCCCGTTCTTATCCGTCATCGGTTGTCTCCTTGGGCAATCATACTTCGTCTGTTTTCAGATTGGACCACCTGCACGGCGCAGGTAGATCACCCCGTCCGCACCCTGTTCCGTACCGTGCAGACGACGCACCACACCAGCCACATCAAACCCAAGTGCCTCGTAGAATTGCTGCGCAATCTCGTTCGTCGTTCGCGTACAAGCCCACACCACCGTCTCGGTGTCCAGTGCAAGAAGCATCGCACTGACGAGCTTTCGTCCAATACCACTTCTACGTTTCGACATCACCACAATGTCGGCAATCTCAATGGAGTTAGCCGTACCACCACACCATAGCAAATAATCTTGTGCGGAATGCGGCAACGATGATCCGTACTTGACATCATCTCCCTCCATCCACACCGCACCTTGCTGTCTCATCACACCCTCGTAAGTTTGAACCCATCGCTGGTTGTGGATACCGGGGTTCGTCGGTACATGAGCACCATTCGACGGAGTATGGATCGACCTCCGCCATACCGTGGGACGCGCGAATCACCCACGCTCAGGGGCCTATGACGTGGGAGGTTGATATATCGCCACGTCAATCATCGGCACGGCATCCGTTGAGGGGATTTAACCCTCACCCTACCGCCGAAGCTGGCGGGTACAAAAGCGGCGACACAGGGCACTCTCCCAAGCATTTTCCCCCATGCCGCCGCAGGCTCAGTGCAATCCTGGATTGGGTAGACCATGATCATTGATGAACTTCACCACGTCCTCCCTGCGGAAACGGCGGTGTCGGTTCACCGTTCCAGGGATTCGATGTCCAGGCAACAGACCCTTCTCCTGCCACTTCCGCACCGTCAGAGAACTCACCCCACAAATCCAGGCGACATCCCCTGTTGAGAATAGATCCGAGTTCAGGTTGATTGATTTACGCTTGCGCATCATTTTGCCTTTGGATTGTGTCGAGCAGGGCTTGCAGGGCGGCTTCGTCGGTCACAGGCGCGGCCTTCCGACGCTTCCACTCGTCAACCAGTACATTGTGCCGGTCGGACATCTCGCGGGCTTGATCGCCCTTGAAGAAACGCATGCTGTCGCGTATCCCGCCAATTTCCTCCTCCAGCCTACCGTCGCTCCAGAGGCGGAAATCGTCATCATCAACTTCGTCGGTCATGGCGTGGCCTCCATTGCCTTTCGGCTTTGCGCCAGCGTTGGCATCAGGTGATTCTCGGCTCGCTCCAACAAGTCTCGAACAGCCATGCACTCCCGTCTGCTCCGCTCGTCCAGCGTCCTGTTTTTTTCCAGTTGAGCAAGTTTTGTTGCGGCGATCATAACTGCCTGAATGACCAGATTGTCACCCTCCAAGTCTGGCATGATCGGTCGCGGCCTGTCCAGTTTGTTTGTGTCGGTCATGCCTTTGGTCCTTTCCAAGTATTGCGTTCCAGCGCCTTGCGGCAGTCGTCCTCAACAGGCACCTCCGCTCGTTCGCAGCATTTGTTGCAGCGCAACTCAACCATGTTGTTACGCGGGTTGCGCTGCCACGCCATGAGACCGCCGCATTCGCATGCAATCTGCGGGAACACTGGGTAGATGAATTCCGTCCATCCTGTCATGGCGTGGCCTCCGCTTGCCCAGCGTCGTGTGCGGCCAGTTCCGCCACGGCCCTGTCAAGACGATGCTGACGGTAGATGACGAGTGCCAAGATCGCCTCTCGCTTGGTCAAGAACAGATCGACACGTTTTTGGTGGAACGAACTGAATGGCAAAGATTCTTCACCTTCTTCGAGAATCCGGTCAATCACTGCTTTTTCGTCCTCCATGCGCAGAAGGCGATATGGGCCCGTGACAAACTTGTCGTAGGGGCAAAGCTCCCAAACTTCCGTCCCCGGTGGCGTGTTCGCTCCGATCATGTCGTGGCCTCCGCATGGCTGCTGGACCTGGGCGGCAAAGGCGTCATCGACACCTCAATAAGCAGCATTTTTGCCGCAGCCATCATCGCCTGACTCCAATACAGCGAGTGTGTTTCTTTTTCGTCATGCGACAACATCACCAATTCACCAAGCGAGTTGACGTAACAGGCGTTCGCCTGGACTCTGGCGTAATTCAGCGCCGCCTCTTCGAGCTTGCGGTGAGCACCTTCCAGGTATTTTTCTTGCTTCGTCATCCCCTGCATCCTCCCCTGTAAACGCCCCTGGAAACTTCCAGGTGAATCCTCTACCCACCGTCACGGTGGCTTCTTTCTCTTGGTTCTGACACGGCGGCTCCGGTGAGACAGGCTTTCTTGATTGGAGTTGATGGAATCACTGGCGTAAACGAAGTCGTAGTCGGGAACCAGGCCGCCCATTCCGTTGAACACGGATCACCCCCTGTCTACAGCATTCCTCTCCATCGACGCAAGAAGCATGGTCGGACTCACACCGGCGTCACGCATGCACGTCACGAGATTCGCAATGTCCTTGGGGAAGCATGCGCCACCGTAGCCGAACTGACCATCCGGTCCTGGAACCTCGGTGTGCATCGGGTTGATCCACCCGTTGTTGAGCAGACCCATCACCACCGTATCCCAGTCGATCTTCGTGGACTTGCACAGCTGGTAGAACTCGTTGAACAGGCTCACCTTGGCGGCACTGAAGCTGTTTTGCATCAGCTTGATCGCTTCGCTGGCATCGCTGTGACAGATGAGCACCTTCACACCGTTCCCTTCGTGCGTCTCCGCGTAGAAGTGGAACAACTTGGACGACCCATCCGTCAGCTTCATCCGGTCAGGACACCCAATGATGAGTTGTCGAGGATTGCGAGCATCCTCCACCGCCGTTCTCATCGTGAGGAACTCCGGGGAGTGGACGATGTTGCTCAGACCGTGATCGTGGAACAACTTTGTGTAGCCGATGGGAACCGTGGACCGGATCACCACGTTGGCTTCCGGTTGCAGGTGGATGATCTCCCACAGCAGCGTATCCAGTGACCGCGTGTTGCACCGCAGGGAGTCGTCACGCTTGGGAGTAGGCAGGCAGACGAACACCAGCTCCCGTTTCACGACCTCGGAGAGACTGCACTGGGATCGCTCTGGCACGATGTCGTGAGCCAGTACGTCGTGGCCGAGGTGCTGGTACGCCACCAGCATCGCCGACCCCACGGTACCATTCCCAATGATGCCAATTTGCATGTCATGTCTCTTGATAGGAAAACCCGGAGTGGGGCGGATGACGAGTCCAGCGGGAGTCAAGCGCTGTTACCCCACTCCGGGGATGTTGAGAGCATACCGCCTTTTATGACGGTTGCAACCCTTTATCCGATATTCGGGAAGTTTTTCTTGAAGAAATTCCTCAGTGACTCCACATCCTTATCGCGTTTGGAGGACCACATGACCTCCTGAAGCCTCTCCCTCCCCGCAAGCCCGATCTTTTTGTTGTTGCGGTTGCTGGAAAGATACTTCAGATGCTTTTCAATTTCTGCGGAGCATGTTACTGCTTCTTCAGGCGATAGGGAATCATGTGTTTCTCTGTCAAAACACAAACACGTCTCATTCTCTACCAAAAGATCTTCCATACGGTTTCGCCATATCAAACGGCGAGGGCAAATAATTGGGCAACCAGACGCGAGTGCTTCATACAAAGCGTACCCCGGAGCATCGGATGACTTCAGGTGAACCAAAGCCAGTGCCGACTCTAATCGGATACGAGCTTCACCATGCTGAAGCAATCCGTCCGGCGAACCAAGTCCGTAGCATCTGACACCGAGTTGACGGACACGCTCTATGAGATTTCCGTACCCCCACCCCTGGAGGTTGTGAACCAGGCACACCGGGTTGGCGTACTTCTTCCACGTCTCGTTCACCCCATCCCCCGGACGACGGAGGACGTTGTACTCGGAGATTCTTGAGAAAGGGGGCCAGCAAGCGAACGATTTGCCCCGCCAAGGCATTTCGACGGATAAAACGCCTCTACCCCCACATTTCGAGTGGTAAGGCTTAAACGCGATTCTGGGCAGTCCTTGGTCCGTCAGGTCGATTTGCTCTTCGGGAGGACACTCATCACATGGTACGTCCTCAAATTCTTGCTTGTACCAAAGGTTGGGGGTGAGGATGGGGCAGGGTGGGTTGCGTTCGTCTCCGAAGTCCCCACGGGCGTTGACGACGTGTTCGGGTTGTCCTCCGTTGATGCGATACCAGAGGATGCGACCAGCGAGGTTGGGTTTGTGTTTGAGGATGCGGTCGTAGTTGCGGTGGGCTTTCACGTCAACGACCAGGGTGTCCTTGCGGTCGAGGGCTTCGAGTCCGACCTGGGGGAGTGGTGCTGCGACGGAGTACCCCATCTCGGCTTCGAGGCGGGAGGGATCGAGGATGCAATCCAGACCCCAGCTCTGGAGGGTGCTGCGGAGTTTGTCGGTGGGGATCACGCAGTCGATGCCGATGCTGTCGAGCATTTCCACCAGGGATTCCCTTGGCCCGGTGTCGGCGACGGTGAGGATGGCGGTCCAATGCATCGTGAAGTCCTTGGGGTAAAAGAAAACCGCCCGCCAGTCCGATGCAAGCGAACTGGAAGGCGGCTGTTGGCACGGCGGACGTGCTTCGTGGGGTGTACGGTGTGTGGTGCTTGCATCACCACGCGGAGGAAGTATAGGCTCGCCACCCTCCCCCTGTCAAGATTCTTGAGAGAAAAATCCAGAAAGACTTGACGGAAGGGGTGGTGGGGGTGTAATCTACCCCTGTTGGGCTGTGAAGGAGCTACAACCACCGAACACAGGCGAAAGCCTGATAGACCGCACCGGATACAGCCTTCACCTGTTCCGTGTGCGGTTTTTTCGTGGGTTGTGGTTCTCCACGGCAGAGGGTGACTTGTGTTCCTACCACCAGGGGGTAGGCCGGTTCGAGAGTTGGCGGACGCAGTACCGGAACCAAAAGCGGACAGACCACCCATTCTCCTAGAAACGGTATGGGCGAAACACGGGGTTACAACCTCCCCCGGTGATGCAGCGAGGACGACGAAACAATTCTTCCCCACAAACCCCATAGGGGGTGTGGGTTTTCCAGGCAACGGGGTGGTAGTCGATCCACCAACGGGCTAACGTCCTGGTCCACGAGTCATCCGCAACGGTGCGTGTGAAGAATTGGGAGTAGTCGGTGGGACGGTGACTGGACCCCACTGCCTCGGTGTCTTTAGTTATCCAACACCTCTCTCACTCTTTCATAGAGATGATGACTGGGATAGCCCTGTATGGGCTGGAGATGTAAGTTACCACTAACTTAGCTATGTCGGTGAAAGTCTACTCTATCTGTTTCACATAAAATTCGACCTCGCCACACGTAAGGGTGGTGACTCCATCGGTGGCCGTCCAATAGCGTCTCCAATCCCCACGCTGGTCGAGGATGGCCGTAGAGACGGTTTTGCTCCAGACGTAGGTGGAGTCCTGCGTGGCGGTGTAGGAGTCCACGTTGCCGTCAGGGTCAACGAGATAGAGGGTAACAGCAGTGCAGGACCAGTTCACGCTGTCCTTGACCGTCGTGACCTCGAACTTCTTCACATCGCCGATGAAGTAGCTTGCGGAATCGTAAGACATGGGTTGCTCCTAATCCAGTGTGTCTGATTGTCGATATGAGCCAGCCGTTGAGTCGGAACCCAACGACGTAGCGGATATGGAGATCGTTTCCAAATGGGTGAACAAAGAACCGTCTGAGGGTCCAATGGATGCACAGACGGTGGACTCTGATCGTAGTTGGACGAACAGGGTGGTGTCCGTAGTTGTGGCGAACGACGGTATGGTGGTGAATATCGCGGAACCGGAAAGTAGAGAAGCCCCAACGATCAGGTTTCCGCTTCCAGTTACCGGAGGGATAAAAAACACCGCCGCCCCACTCAACAGGACGGTCCCCACGGTCAGTACACCTGTCCCGTAGACGGGTGGTGGCTGGAAAGTCGCCGAAGCAGATAAACTTGCCGGTGCGATAGCCAGCAAGCCAATTCCTGTAAAAATTGGAACGGTGAACGTCGCCGCAGCCGCAACCGTTGTTGACCCCGAAGTAAGCGTCGCTGCACCAGTGTAGGTCGGATTAACAAAAGTTGCCACTGCCACTAAACTTGATGCCGCAACGGTTAGAGATCCAGTCCCGGTGTAGGTCGGCGTGGTGAAGGTTGCGGAACTTGCCAAACTTGTTGGCGCAACGACTAGCGAACCGATTCCTGTAAATGTCGGCTGTGTAAACGCAGCGGAACTTACCAACGTGGATGGTCCGACGGTCAGCGCGGCTGCCCCGGTGTAGGTTGGCACGACAAACGTAGCAGAGCCGGATAGTATGGACGGTGCGGCTGTGAGCGAGCCAGTCCCCGTGTAGGTTGGCTTGGTAAATGTGGCGACACCTATCAGCGTCGAAATACCAGAAACGAGCGACCCTGTACCCGTGTAAGTTGGCTTGACGAAAGTTGCTGATCCCGCGAGCGTCGCCACTCCGCTTGTCAGCGTTCCTGTGCCGGTATAGGTGGTGGTAGCAACCCCAACGGTGAACAGCACCAGCACCTTGCCATCGCCACCCGTGCCGCCTGTACCAGATCCACCTTGCCCTCCACCACCGCCTGGGGATGAACCCGCTAGACCGCTCGATGCCTGACCGTTTCCGCCATCACCGCCACCCGACGGAGCTACCGCTCCAACTGCTACAGTAGCCGTTGTGCCGTCCGCACCCGTACCAGCAGATGACCCACCACCACCATAGATTGCCCCTCTTCCACCTGTCTGACATGGAGCGCCATTACCACCCGAATACTTAATGTCCCCAGTGCCAGCCGATGACTGCCCGCCAATACCACCTGTGAGAGCCGTGGTTGTCGTACTACCACCCTTGGCCACGCAAAATGAATCGGCTGACGAGTCACCACCGTTCGTTACACTGCCGCCACCAGTACCGACGACAATCGTGACCGACTGGCCTGCCGTCACTGACTGCGCCGCGACCTCGGAATAGGCCCCACCGCCACCTCCGCCAGTTCCTGTTGGGTAAATGCCGACACCGCCACCACCACCACCGCCATAGGCTTTGACGTTGATGGTGCCGGCTGCTGGGGCGATCCAGTAGTAGGTGCCGGCTGTGGCGTAGGTCGTCAGCGCCGGAACAATCACAGGCGGATTGCGGCGTTTCCAGGGAAACGATTGCCGACGACCTAAGCGGGCCATGTTACCCCTCCAGGGTCATGCCGCAGTAGCAGTTGACCGCAGCGCCAGCCGTCACGCGGATTCGCCCAAACTTGCCAGCCTGAATCAATGCTTCGCGGCCAAGCGGCATCTGGATGATGTTCTGGTTGGTCGGCGCGATGAACTGAGGCGGCGCAAGGTTTCGCACCGAAGTAATCGAACCCTCGCTGGTTGATGTGTAGCCGCTCGACGTGGTGCCGACCGCGATCAATGCCGTGGTTGGATCGCCGAACATCAACGCATCGGCATTGAGCTTGGTGATGTCCGCAGCCGCATACGCGGTTACAGTCGCAGCCACGTCTGTTTCGATCAACTCAACCTTGATCGGTGTCGCTGCAACATACCCGTCAAAGCTGATCCACCAGTCAACCACCCGGAGCGGAGTGGTTGATCCAGGCTTGATCTGGATCATGGTCTTAATTGCCGTGCCTGTTGTAACCGCAGCGAAAGCCGCCGTGGTCTGCATCGGACCATTCGCGACAAGAAAGAGAGCGCCCATGATATGTCTGCCTTTGCTAGTAGGTTCCGATGTTTGTGCGAATCGTTTGGCGGGCAACAGGGCCACCACCGCCCGTTTCTTGATGCTGAATGCCGATGTCGGGATAACCGACCGTGCCCGCGTAGCTGCTCGCCGTCTGCGTGTATGTGCCGATGCCAGCGCCACGACAGGACGCACCAGCTCCAGACGTGTTGTTAAGCGTGAAGTCGCCATTGGCGGCGTCGGTGAACGGGTCGCCGGTCAGTGTGACGGAGCCGGTGACGAGATCGGCGTTAGTGTTGTTGGTCTGGCCGGACGTGTTGGAACGAAAGGCGTTGTTGACCAACTCGTCCCCCGCATTCGCCGTGGAGGTGAAGCCGTAGCCGCCGTTCGTGGAGAATATGCAGTTCTCCACGTCCCATGCGCATGTCGCGTCGGCGTGCCTGGCCCCGTCGCTGGTGTTTGCGGACGCGATGCAGTTCTGAAGCACCACCGGCCCAATCCCTGTACCGCTGAATCCGTGCTGTCCGTTTGTGTCGGCGATGCACCCAATCAGCGTCACCGGAACGGTTGGTGTGATGACGAATCCGCTGGAGTTGCTCCCGGTGTTGTCGTGCGACACGCACCTTTTGAGGACCGCCGCCGCAGTGATATTGAACCCTGCGGTCGCCGCCGTGTTCGATTGGTTGCAGGCATACGCTTCGCACTGGGTGAACCTGCCAACAAACGTATTGACGAACCCGGCCCCACGGACGGAGTTGACCACGACGCGGCGAAACGTGTTTCGATTGTTGGAGTTGGACAACCCGGCTGCGGAGCCTGTCGCGCCGTTGTTTTGCAGGATCAAATCCATGACCTCGCATGGCGTTCCGGAAACGGTCAGCAGGACGTAGCTTGACCCGCTCGTGCCGCCGTCGATGACCGCTTTGCCGCCGTCGCGAACCGTGGACGTGTAGCCGCCGACGCTGACATTGGCCGAACTCCAGGTGATTGCGGCGGTGATTGCGTAGTTCGTGCCGTTTTTCATGTTGATAAACGGAAGGTCGCCGGAGGCGTTCGTGGCAGCGCTGGTAAGTGTCGCCCCGGAGAATGGAAAGCCAACCGTCCCGTTCGGTCCCTTCCACACGCCGCCGACATTGACGCTGATTCCAGTCCCCGCCGTCGTTGGAGCCGTGCCGCTGCCCGCCGTAGTGCTAAGGGTCAGCGTGGTGGACGACACCGCCGTCACGCGAGCGATGCGAGTCGGCGTCGTGCTGCCGTCCGTGAAGACGTGGGCAAACTGTCCTACCAGCGTGGGAGACACAGCAGACGGGTCACCGCTGGTCGGCGTGAATACCCCGGTCCCACTGTTCCAACCGCCATTGGTCGCGGAGTAGGCTGGCGACGTGTTTTCGTCGCTCCCGCCGTTCATGTTGGAGCCGGTGGAGGCATTTGTGAAAAAATCTGTGAACGACATCTCGTCACCTCGCTACGATGCGGACAGGGGACGCACGCACGGCGCAGCAACAATCTCCGCGTTGGGTGCAATGCCGATCAGTTGCCCCACCGCTGAATTGACCTGCGCCCCAGTGAGTTGCGAAACCCCCTCGGCGGCGCGCCCGTCCACCAGCGGGGACGAGTCGTTCGGAAACTTCGCATTGATGCCGCCATACCAGGCGGTTGTCATCGCGTCGATTTCCGCCTTGAGTGCGCGGGCACGCTCGCACAGCGGGCGCACCTGCTCGTTCACGAATCGAATCGCCTGCGGATCGGTAATGTCTGCCATCGTCTGCCCTGCCTTTGCTTGTTAAACCGTGAAAGTGATTCGGATTTTCCCCGCTGCTCCGGTCTTGCGAGCGTGCGCCCCTCCACCTGGAATCTTGGCTTCCGCCCAGAAGCCCGTGGCAGCCCCGCCGCCTCCGTCGCCGCCGCCTTCCGGGGCGAGGCCACCGCAGCCCGTGTTGACCGGCGAGGTGCCGTTGCCCTCGATCCCGGCAGACGAGCCGCCGCAACCTTCTTTCCAGCCACGTCCAGAAGGGATTGCCGTCTCGCCTGCCCCGCCGCTGAAGGTCACGTCACCCGTTGCGCCGGAGCCACCAGCGCCGCCCGGCTTGCCCGTGGAAGCGATTCCACCAGGAGCGATGCAGACGCCACCAACTGAAGACGCTTCACCATCAACACCCGGCGCACCGCCAGCGCCGACGGTGTACGCGACGACCTCGGACGCAGCGACCACCACGCCTTCGACGCGGCTGTATGCCCCGCCTCCTGCGCCGCCGTCGCCGTAGGTTGGCCCGCCGCCACCACCACCGCCCCACGCCTCGACCGTGATGGTCCCGGCTGCGGGGGCAGTCCACGAGTCCGAACCGGGCGTGGTCGATTCAAAAACGCTCATGATGCCGTTCCTTTCGTGGCGACGACGACTACCATTTGCTGGCCGTGGAAGTAGTCGCAACCGTTGTGCGGGGTCAGATTTTTGGTGCGGGAAATCTCGACCGAATCAAACTCATTCAGTAGTGTTTTCAGGTCGTTGACAAGCACCGATTCGGGCTGGCCGGTGTAGTAGGTGAACCGCCCACCGGGACGAAGCAGCCGGGCCATCGCCACGAATGCCGGGCCGTGGTCCGTGTAATCGTCGCCGACCGGGAACGTGTCGTAGAGGATGCCGTCGAACCGATCCGCAACGAGCGGGGCGATGTCCTGCCAGAACCCCTCGACCACTGTGACCGGCACCGATTGGCGTTCGCCCCAGCATCTTGCGTTCGCTGCAATTGCGGGGTGTGCCTCGATGACTGTGTAGCTTTTGCAGCCGTGCCGCATGATGGCGTTCGCCGAGATGCCCATGCCGAAACCGACCTCCAGCATGTCGCCGCATGCAACCGCCGCCGCCATCCTTTCCATGATGGGGCGTTCCCACGACTGCATGACCTGCCGGCTACCGATCAACAATTCGGAGTCGGTGAGGACGACAGGAGCGGACACCCATTCGGCACGTTCGGCTTGGGTCGGCATCGCTTGCTCCTACAGCTTGTCGGTCGTCATCGGCTCGCGATCAAGAAACAGTTCCCGGCCAAACCAAAGCAAATGAAAAGCCGCGTCACGAAGCGGTTTTGCGTCGGTCGGACTGATACCTTCAAACCACGTCGCCCACAAATTCAACTCATCGTCCCAGGGAACGTGCGCATCCATGCGGACAATCTCGGCATTTTCCAACGGTACGATAACACCACGCCCCGAAGGATGCGGCTTGCCAGGATTCGCCGAGTCCGGCGTTTTGCGGAATTCCTCGATCATGGAGATTAGCTTGCCCATCGCCTCCGCGATCTTCGGCGACGCTGCTGCTGCCAGCGTCTTATACACGACCAGTTTGTCAGCGTCCAGCGACGGGGCAAACGTGCCACCAATTCGTGCTTGCATGGTTTGTTCCTTAGCTAATCGGTACGGTAACAGTCATGGAGGAAATTGCAATCACGCCACCGGCAACGATAGTACCGTTGTCGAAATTGATGTCACCCGATCCTTGGGCGCAGGTGCAATCGAATAGAATCGACCCGGCAGCGTTTTTGATTCGCGCATGACCAACGGTGCCGCTGTTGTCAGCGCTGCTGTCGCTGGTGATTGATGCGGCTGTCGCGACTCCGGTTGCGGCAGCGCCGAAAGCGGTTGTTGAGAACGTGAGCGTGCCGAGCAGCGTTCCCGTGTCGGCGTCACCTACGTTGGTCGGCTGTGTCCCGGTGCGAATCGCACACGTCCCAGGTGGTGTGCCGCCGTCGATCAAGTCCACAATTGCGTCGCAAGCGGCATTGCGGGCTGCTGTGGAAAGTCGCATCGCCATATATCACCGTCCCCTCGAAAATTTGCAAAAGTTTAGCATCAAGCCGTTTCCTTCAACAACTCCATCGCGTCCCACGTTTCACCAGGAAACGATTTTGCCTTGGGATGGGGTTTACTACCCATGCTGCTCACATCCCCTGTATGCTGGACCAACGATATGTCGTGGACGTATTCTCGGAACCCTAACTTGTTGAGAGCGGTGACGACACCACCATCAACAGCACGATGCCCACGGTTGGGGTCCAGAGGTCTTGATAGAAATTCGGTTGACCCTAGTATAGCAAGTGCGGATTCCTGATTAAACACCAGTGCCACCGCACCACGTCCTGTTTGTAGACGATGCTCACCAGAACCGCTATTGAGCAACCGTGCTTCGTACCACCTCCCTACACGCCCCCCCGAATCGAGGGGAGCAACAGCCTGATTCGAGGGGAACGTGTAGAGGTTCAAATACCCCTTCCCAGGCCAGGGGGATGATTCGATGTAGGTACGCAATCCTTTGACTGTCACGAAGTCATCCTGAAACACCGCATACCGATCCGCGTTGGGCTGTCGAATGAACAGTTCGAGCAAAGTCAGGTGCCAGTTGCCGTGAGTTCGAGCGGGATCACCCCCACGAATCGTCACGTCCAGTCCGAAGTGACACCACCCCTCCGTACTTCCCCCGTCCACAAACAACCTCGGACGGTCGAATCCGGCGTCGGACAGGGATCGCAAGGTGCGTGGAAGCAGGTTGTTCCTTCGAGAAGGCACCGTGGTGACACCGTAAGCCCATTGGAGACGCTTCATAGGGGTAACATCGCCTGAGGAGGTCTGGAACTCGTTACAGGGTAATCCAGCACGTTTCGCCTCACCACACCGTTTCCGTTTCACCGCCAGTTCGTTGATGGATAGCTTTTGCTTGGGAACACCGCCTGGTCGTTGCCACAGGGGGAGTGGGATGGACTGTACCTGACGACGGAACTCCTCGTCGGTTTCACATCTTGCACAGATAGGACAATCCTTCGGAGAAGGAACCCGGTGACAGTAGTACCCCATTAGAATGTCCCGATCAGAGTAAGCCGTGCGCCGCCGTCCGTACCGCAGTTGGCCCCGTAGCCGGTGATGTCGTAGACGAGCAGCGTGGAAGAAGCGGATACCAGAGTGATGACGATACCACCCGTACCTGTGGTCAACGCGATGAAACCGCCTGTACAATCGAGCGTCAATGTGACGTTGCCGGGGCATGTCATTGTGGTAAGAACCACAGGAGACGACGTGCCACCGCTGATGCTTGGATTATCGGGGAGACAGGTGCAATCCCCCGTCTTGTTGGTGAACGTAGCAGAGGACACCGTTGGGAACCCCGTGCAGGGCTGAGGGGTTGGGACAGGGGTTCCGCCGTCGTTGGTTCCAGTTCCCGTACCCGTTCCGGTCTGGTTTCCATCCGAGATGCAGGACGGATCGCAGCACCCAACCGTGCGAACGTACCTCCACGCCCCTGTGGATTTCGTGAGGCATCCGTTCATGATGTCGAGAGTGATCGTCCTCTCGAACAGCTGAAGATCGCCTTGTTTGGGTCCGGTGCCAGTGGTGCCGAGGTTGTCCACGCACCAGATTTCCGTCTCGATGAGTTCGATGGGATCACACGAGGTCTGGTGATCCGACCCGGTGCCGGTCCCAGTGCCGGTGTAGTCGCCCTCGGAGGGGTTTCCTCCCACTGCGGTTTCCGCCCACCACGTCCCGAACTTGTCCTTGGTGACCTGCACCCATGTCCCACCGGCGATGGGGTTCACGGACAGGTTGTAGACGTTTTCGGTGAAACCAGCGGGCATCAACTCCTTACCAAGATCGCCGTCCTCAAGGTGGTAGATGTCGCAGGTGTTGAAGGAGGGTAGGTTGCCTTGTGGGAACTCCAGCGTGGTGTAGTAGGGGGAGAGGGCCATACCCCCAATCCCACCTGCGGGAACCAGAGCGATGTAGCAATCCGTGGCGTTGGGGATTGCGGGAGGAACGTGGGGACGATTCTTCGTGGTCGTACCGATGTCCTTGACCTTGCGCATGAGGTCGCGCAACGCCTTGATGTCATTCTCGCTCAGGGTGTATACCTGCTGTCGCGCCACGAACGCTCCTACGCTGGATGAACCAGAACCGTGTACTTGACTTCACCACTTCGACAACGAACTCGAAGATTCCCCACCACGGGGAAACGACCGCTCATGTGTTCCCCCGGAGGGATGATCCACACCCCCCCATCGGTACGACCGTCAGGACTGATTTCGAGGGTCTTCCCTGCATCGGCTTCGCGGTCTTCCGTGGTCGGATTGCGAGCACTGTGAGCAGATGGTTTCTCGTCGTTACGGATGATGACGATGCCGGCGTTCTCGATCCAGCATCCCGCCGCCAGTACCTTCCACGCTGCCGTGGCCTTGAGGGTACGCTGGAAGGGTTCCTCATCCTCCCATGCGGGGGAACACCACGTTGCGTCGAACAGCCTGGGCTGTGATCCCGCTGCCTGATGGTAGAACGAACACACCACCGTGGTGCGAGCGATGGGAGCGCCTGCCACAAGCACGGGTGGCGTGCAGGAGGGGCATTCCTCGATCAGAGTGTCTTCCGTGTCGTCCATTTATGCCTCGTAAGCCTTGACCAAAATCCATGCGGGTGCGGTGTTGGCGCGTGCGAAGATGGTGTTGACCGTGCCCGTGGTTCCCGTACCCGCCACATCGTCTTCTTCACCGAGGTTGCGGCTGAACCGGAAGACGTAGGTTTCTCCCGGTTGGATCTCGATGAACGGATGGAACAGTGTACCGTCATGGACCCCCATCTCGACGTAGTTGGTTTCGTCGATGTTCTGCACCACACACAGGCCGGGGGTGGTCAGATCGGTGAGCGTGACATCCTCTCCCGCCGTGCTGATGAGGAGTGCGCCAGGCGTGGGACCACCGAGTCCGTTCTGGTCAGCACGGTAGTTCGAGGTGGTCTGGTCAATGAGGTTGCCGTTCCTCACCTGAGCATTGACGCTGATTGTGATTTCATTCGCCATGACGTATTCCTAAAGCGTGACCGGGATGCCGAGTTCGAGGAAGTCGCTTTCCTGGTATGCCTCCACATGCACACTCCCAGCCGATGTCTTGGTTTCAAAGGAGTCCGTGTATCCGTAGTCTCCAGGACTGTAGATCACGAGGGGATCGTTGACCAGCTGACCCATGTTGTTCGGGTTGACCGAGAGCCATCGCGTGTCATCGAATGTCGGGTTGGGGTTGATTTCCAGTGGTGGCGGTCGTGACACGTCACGGATGGCGAGGTAGGTCTGACCGAGGTAGTTTACCAACGATCCCCTCTCCCATGCCACCTTTCCATCCCACAAGGGGGGACTGGTGAAGTCGGGGTCCGACCCCGGTGGAGTACCTCGCAACTCGACGAAGAACGCGGTATCGGTGGCAGGTCTGCCAAACACGGTGTCGATCACCATGTACCATGTAACCCCACGATTCCCCTGTACCACGTCGGCAGGGATACCGAATCCGTTGAGAACTACCACACCGGGGTTTCCTTGACGATCAAGAAACTGGTCGAAGTGGTTGGGATTACCAGCGTCAGGCAGTTGCCCGTCGATCTGATCCAAGATCCATTGCGAGCTGGTAAACGTCAGAAACACGGTCCCGCTTGCCGTTGCCACCGCAGAGAGTGTCAAGGTGGTCGCCCCTGTCACTTCACGAACCGTGGTTCCAGAAGCGATACCTGTGCCGGACACCTGAGCGTTTGCCAAGTTCTGAGTGCTTACCATCCCTGTGACAGCGGTTGACCCAGCGGTGATGGTGCCGAGCCGACGAAACGTACCACCCCAGTGTCCGTGGAGAACCTTGGTCCCTTCATCAAGGATGTCACGGTCGAACCCATCGGCTCGCATCTTGAATTCAAGGGTGCGTGAGTAGTAGGGGAAGCACGTCCCAAAGTATTTCTTCTCAAAGGGTGCCGCTGACAACTTGACGTGTCGTGGTTCAAACCCCCAGATCGGATACTTGTTGACGGTATCCATCATCTGGTACGGCAACTCGTAAGCCAGATACGGTGACGCTACGTTCTGTTCGATCTTGATGGTGATGTTGGAGCGGTCGAATTCAACGGTCGGACCTTTCAGGGCTTCCCATGCACTGTTGACGAGTTTCTTACCGAAGCGATCCTCGGTGAACTCCTCTCGATCTGTCGTGTAGGAACCACTGATGCGGGGTGGTTCCAGCAGGGGGTTCTCGACCTTGGTGTCGTTGCAGCGGTTGGGGTTCTTCGTGGAGAAGGTGTACTCCACCATCCAGTGCTTCGTTTTCTCACCAACATCGGAACCACGAGACATGACCTTGGACGTGAACAGACGGAAGGCCCAGATGTCCACGTCGGTGCCGATGTTCCAGTACGACCCCACCGGGATTTCGGAGTCCATGAACTGGATGACGTTGGCCGGGCCGTCGTCGAAGTTGTCCGACGACACCTTGTACTTGACCGAGTAGGTACGATGACCCTCATGGTCACGTTCCAGTTCGGCAGGCATGGGTCCAAGGTTACGAATCGTCATTACACCACCTAGACGTTCACCGGCAAGTTGGCCTGGTTGATCTGAATTTGCGGGTTGCCTTCGAGGTTGTTATTGACCCGTTGCAGCTGTGCCACGATGTCGTTCCCACGGAAGGCGTTCACATCGCGAGCGTTGGGCATGTTGGGGTTCCCCGCACGCATACCGTGGGCACCACCTCGCACATGGGGGTCCGTTTCCAGACCCATGAGACGGTTGCGGTACGCCTCGATGCGGCGGTTGGCTTCAGCGCTGCGGAACAGAACGTGGTCCCAGTCTTTGAGTCCCTTCCCGATGCCCTGTGCGATGTTCTCCCCAACACGCTGACCGTAAGGTTCAAAGGTTTCGGGGTCGGCGAGACGGAGAGGATTCGCCATCTCGATTTCACGGAGCCTGCGGTCACGGAACTGCTCCCATGTTTCACCCAACTGGCGTTCTAGTGCGTTAAACTGTCGTTGCAGGTCAAGCATTATAGGAGAAGCGATGTTTGCGAGATTGAACCCTTCCCATTGGATAGCCGGTGTGACTCTTTCAAAACCCTCCAGCATATTTCTCCAACCAGCCGCCCAATCAACTTCCTCATCGCCAAACATGGCATCCCAGATCATGCCGGCAAAATTGCCAGCATTACGCAGTGCATTCTGGAAAAATGTTACGAACATATTTCCCATGTCAACAAGAGCACCTCTCCAGTTAGCCCCTAGCCATGTGAAAAAGATAGCCATGTTGCGACCGAACCATCGCATAGAATCCCACATCGTTACCATCGACATCGCAAGACCAAGTTGCATTCTTTGGAAATACAGCCTAGACCTACGAGTGTGGAACTCAAGGTAAATAAACGCAGTGAAAATCCATTCACGGATTCCGAGAAACACGTCTCGCCAAGTAAGACCCATACGAAAGATGCCTGAACTCCCATATCCAAGCAATGTAGCAAGTCCTTCGCCTGCCTCATTCCACACGGTTACCGCCAGTACCGCGAAGCCACGCACCGCCCCCTGGAAGGCGTTCCACACCGGGAACAGGAAGTTGAACAGGTCAACCGCTGCCTGCTTTACCGCGTTCCATGCGGCGGTCATGCTCCATGTGGACGGGTTGAGGTCGTCACTCACCAACACGGCGATGGCTGTCATCACGCCGAGGATCACCCAGAACGTGGGGCCGAGCATGGTGAACATGCCGATGAAGCCACGAGCGCTGAGGACGAAGACGCTGCTGATCGCCCTGCCGAGTCCCCACACAGCGGAGGTGATCCCTTGAAACAGTGCTGCTACACCTGTTGCTGCGAGACGAATAAACCCCATCGTTAATGAGCCGATTCCTGTTACGACGTATGAAATACCTGATCCGATGTTATAAATTATATCTCCCCAACTAAAATTGAGAAGAAAATTACGGAATCTGAGAGCGAGTGCGTCAAGGATCGGAAGTAGTTTTTGCCCGATCATTGTGAATGTATTGCTGGACAGGAAGTTAAGCATTGCCCCAAAAGCAATTGGCATTGTTTGACCGAGGAAGATCATTAAACCATTCAAACTCGGTAGTAACGACCAGATGTAACTTGATATTCTTGCTATCGCTGTACCAACGGTTACTGGTAATTGTGCAAGTGTGACACCAAAACCGGCAATAGCCATCGACGCCAAATTGAATGCTTGAAAAGCTACCTCGCCGACAAAGAACAACGCTCGTCCTACGGTCGGTGCAACCGCAATGATTTCGTTAAAGGCGATGCGGAGCAAGGTGAACGCACCCACCACGGTATACCGAATCTGCCACCCCAGCATCACCAGCGGGGACAGCAAAAACGAGATGAAGTTCTCAAGCACACCAAACCCGTAGGTGGTGGCAAGAAGCGTCATGCGGAGAATGCCCATCGAGGTTGCAAGCCCGATGAACGCGCCCGTGAGTCCGATCACCTGAACGATGGCGCGACGTACCGTGGGGGACAGAGCCTCGTACCACTGACGGAACTTGTTCACCATGTCCGTCACGCCACGGACGATCTGCTTGAGATTGAGCATCTCCACGAGATCATCGCCGAGGCGTGCGAGAGTACGAATGGCATCGTCACGAAGGTTGGACCACAACCCGTACAGGGTGCGGTTTTGACGAAGCATGGCGTCGTTGAATCGGCCTCCCGCAGTCGTGGCGGTATGGAACGCTTCCACGACCATCTGTGCGGAGATTCCACCTTGACGCATGGAACTGAGCAAGTCACCTGTACTACGCCCCGTGGTGCGTGAGATTTCCGCGATGGGGTCGAATCCGGCGTTAATCATCTGCCGGCGTTCCTGACCGTGGAGAGCGCCCATCGACATGACCTGCCCATAGGCACGAGTCATGCGGTGCATCTGCTCCTCGGTCTGACCGGAGATGTCACCGATCCGACGGAGCACGTCTACAACATCGCCAGCGTACACACCGTACTGGAGAAGCTCGCGCGCGCCCTGTGCCACCCCGGTCATGGTGAGGGGGGTTTCGGCGGCGAGTTGCCTGAGTTCAGAGATCATGCGACGGCCAAGACCATCCGACCCCAGCATCGTGCCGAAGGACGTTTGCAACTGCTCGAACATCGACGAGAACCGAATGGTGAGTCCGGCCAGGCTGATGTTGTTGAACGAGAACCCCAGCATGGAGGTGAATCGCTGCGTGGCGGAAGTAGCCTGATTGAGCATGCGGTGGTACTGGGTGGCGTCACCCATGACCCTCACGATCAGTCTGGCTACCTCCTGCTCGTTCACGACTACTCCTTCGTGGGGCGTTTACCGACTCGTGACACTCTTGCGAGAGCGATTGCCTTGTCCTGCTCGACTTCCAGACGCTTCTGTTCTTCAGTTTTCACCACGGGGCGATCTGGACGGTCGAACTTGACAAAGAAGTCCCTGGGGTTGATCGAGGTTCCGGGCTTGACGTTCCCCCCTCGGACTTCCATCGCGATACGCATGAGGTAGTGATCGGTGCGGGAGGGGATGTTGATGTCCTCCATCTCCCACTCCATCCAGGCGTCAAACTGGCGCGCCGTCATCGGACCAGGCCACCCCATGACCTCATGCAGGTGCTTACCGAGACGACTCGCCAGGTTGAACTTGGCTAACCAGCGTTGTTGCCGTTTTTTTTCGACTGGAGACGAGTCAGACGCTTCTGGAGGTCGTCGATCTGCCTGGTCAGCGTTTCCTCGGTGTCCTCCCCTTCGGACAGGTCAGAAATGTTCTTCGCCGTCTCGAAGATGGACTTCACCACGGAAGCCTTCCACTTCTTGACCACGGACTCCGGTACTCGTTTGGAGTAGTCGGGAGTACCGTCGTCTCGACGTGGCACCTTGCCGTTTTCGTCGGCCATGTAGAGGCACAGGGAGACGAGAAGGGCCTGGGTTGACCCCACATCGCCAAGACCACACATCTTGCCGTCGTCGAACTTGATCGACTTGGCGGCAGCGGTGCGGAACTTCCCTGCCGTGTCCTCGTCGGCTTCGAGCAAGGCGTAGTTGACCTTGCCGAGTTTGACGGGGAGTTCGACAGGGGCGAGGTCTGTTTCATCGAACACAAGAGACTGGATTTCCACGTTGTTGCTCCGGTGGAAAGAGGAAGGTTAGGTGCCGGACACGCTGGTGAGAACGGGTGCGGCTTCGACATGGTTCACAGGGTCAAAGTTCGTGCAGACGATGGTGACTTTCGCTTCCGGCTGCGTACCCTCGTCCAACTCCTGCGGCTCGAACTTCTGGAGGTAGCCGTAGTAGGCGAGCGTGCTGCCGTCGCTGAAGGTCTGCGTGACGGTTCCCTCGCGGTTGATAATGGCCTGGATCTGCGTGTAAGCCACGGGATCGTAGGCACAGGTCATCGAGGAGTCCGTCATGTCCGTGAGGGACCGAGGAGCGTAGGTGATGAAGTCGTCGTTCCACATCGTCGTCTGGTTGATCTTTTCACGACCATCCAGACCCGGTGGAGTGACCTTCTTCTCCCACAGGTCGATGTTGGAATCCAGCGAGAAGGTGATGAGGCTACGGTAGCCGTCCTTCAGCTTGATGCCAGCGGGGGATACACGAGTCGTTGGGGAAGGAGCCGCCATTGGATTCTCCGTTGGGTATTACAGGGGGAGTTCGTCCACGGCGAGCGTGGCGTTCAGGGTTCCAAGTTGACGCTTACTGTTCGGGGATTCGTCACCAAGGTAAAGAATCTGGCCGATGTTCGAGACACACTGAATCAGGTAGTAGCTGGAGTCGATCACCACGGTTCGCTGATACACACCGGCAAGAGACGTTCGGACGGCGGCGAGTTTGGCACGCATGGTCGGGACATCTACCCCACGGGAACGAATCTGGAAGCCGAGATGGTCCATCAACTCCCCGTCGATCATCGCCCTACCATCGCTCATCCCCTGGGTGTTGAACACACTGAGGCAGTTATCGGGTTGCTGTGGTTCCTTGAAGGCGAATGCGGACCAGCTGGTCGTGGTGTTGGGTTCGTACCCCAGTACCAGATCCACAAGCAACTGTCTCACGATTTCCGCCTGTGAATGCGTCACATCAATCCCACATGGTTCGAGAGCCGTTGATTCGTCCTGAGAGCTTCTTGATCTCCTCTGCCATCTTCGCCTTCTCCTCCTCGGTCTGAACGGGTTCTTCCAGCATGGGAGAGAAAGAAGGTGAGGGCTGTCGTTTCTGCACCAGAAGGAAGATCACCGCCGTTACCAGCGCGCCAATCACGAACCCGATGGCACCCGTGCTGAAAGGTTCTCCCATATCCCATTGTCCCCTTTCACAAAACCACTGGCTCGCAGATTGCCCGTCAGTACGGGAGTGATGAGATTCGACGCCTTGAGCAAATCGTGAGCAAGTACGAGGTTGGCTTCCTGAAGGGTCATCCCCTTGGTCATCAGCGACGATAGACGGAACGCCGCGAACTTCTTCATCCCCCGTGCCGCTTTCTCCAGGAACTTCGCATCCCCGTGGCAGTCGTAGAGTCCGTCGTTGATCGCGATGGAAAAGAAGTCCCCTTCCTTGTGCCTGCCCTTGTGAGATTCGTGGATCGGGTGAACATACATCATGTCCTCATGGACACGGAGAGCGTAGGGAGCGGAGTAACCGACGACGTAGTTCGCGGGGGCCTGCGTCTTCTTGCCCAGTCCAAACAGCTTGCCGAACAGGTTTCCCAACCCTTCGACGATCACCCTGGGACTGAACATCTCACGCCTTCTTTCGCTGCTGCTGGAGGGATGTGTACCGGAGGGTAGCACGTCCTTTGATGTCGGGGACCACGTTTCGAGCCACGGCCACGAAGGTCACGGATTCAAACCCACTGCTTCCCGTGCCGTAGTAGTCGTCCAACCTTCCCTTCCAGAACACACTCCCGTTGGGTACATCGAAGTCGGTGTGGAGCTGAACGTCTGCCGCCACGGGTTCACTGGTCAGTGATGGCACCTGATGCCGCTTCTCCACCCACCTGCACCGGATTTCCTCTGGTTCACCAAGGACTGCCTCACCGTAGATGTCCAGGGTTCCATCTGCTGGCCAGTACACCGCCCACTGGTATCGCTCTCGGCGTTCCTGAGCAGGCATGGATTAGTCCCTGTCAACGTAATCGGTCTGACCACTCACGGGTAAACCGAGCCACTGAATCCGAGCAATCCCACCCTTGGCCATCGCTCGTAGTGTGCCGCTGGCGTCGATGATGCACGCCGACTGGCCGTACTTGCTGGCCTCCAGGTGCATTGCAGTCTTCCCCTGAAACGTGGCCGACGCACCACCTGTGTTCTTCGTGATGTAGTTCTGATCGCTCATCACATAGAAGTGAGCGGACAGCCACGTCTCGATGGATTTCTTCTCGTCGGTGGTATGGGTGAACCCGTTGGCAGCAGCGGTGGACGCCATGCGGGTCGTGAGGAGATTCGCTGCCAGCATGAACGGTTCCAGGGTGGGGGATTCGATTCCCGCCTCCGTGGTGCCGTAGTCATCCTGGAGAACCTGCCTCACCAGTGCTGCATTCGTCCGAGTCGCCATGAGTCACCCTACTTCTTCGGGGGATTCTCACCCTTGGGGGGTGCTTCCGGTGGGGCTTCGTAGACGACGGGATCGAACTTCTCGCGTCCGAATCGCTTGGCAAGGTCCATCTTGCTTTCAACGATGTCACCACGGGAAAACGTCTTGCTTTTCCCGTCGTTACCTGCCTGCACATGCAAGCCTTCCAGTAGCCTGAACTTCATCGTGTTGCTCCAAAAGGGTTGATTCAAAAAAGCGGGGGCTTCCTGCCCCCATACTCCATCATGGAGACGCTTTGTTTTGCACTACGTCAGGATCACGACGTGGTGCCGTGGATGATGCCGGTCGTACCGCTGTACTGGCTCTTGAGGAGCGGCACCTGAATCGCCATGACCTTGAAGTTGGTCCGCATGCCGCCTTGGGAGGGCCACATGACCGTGGTGATTCCCATGCCGTCGAGAGCCTGAGCCACATCGCTACCCATCTGCACCAGGATCATCTGGTAGCCGCTGGTCAGGTAGTCGAGGCGCTGCACCTTGGCAATGCCGTCGATCTTCATGATGCGCTCTTTGACGGTTTGGCTGACCTGCGTACCACCCGTGCGGAAGTAGTCCGAGTTGAGGTACTGGCTGTACGAGGTCGAGTGGTACAGCACGAACGGCCCGTAGTAGGCGTTCGTGTTCATCGTCTCGATCATCTCCAGGATGTCCTGGACGATGGCTTCCGGGTTCGAGCCGGTGGGGGTGGTCAGGTCGGTCTTCGTGGTCCGCTGCGGGAAGTTGGTGTACCCGTAGACGGTGCTGGCGCTGTTGGCGTACCGCGTGTCGGTGCTGGAGTTCGGCCCGAAGGTGGTGCCGGTTTCCGTACCGATGGTGGTCCGCTCGATCATCTCGGCCACGCGACGGCCAGCGGTTTCGCCCATCGTGGAGTCGAGGGGGGCACCACCCATGCGCGAGGAAGCCAGTTCACGCTCAGAGAACCAGAAGTCCGAGTGCGTGATCGGCAGGGGGATGCTCTTCAGGTTGAACAGCGGACGGTCGGCCCGGCCATCGGTCATGGCGTCCATGTCCACGACGGCTTCGCCGGGGTCGTTCATCGCCTGGTATTCCAGCGTAGTCTTGCCCATCGCGTTCGCGATGTTGCGGCTGGAGTACGAAGCGAGGTCGGCGTAGGCGAACAGACGGAGGCGTGCCGTCTTGACGATTTGGCGGTCCAGCTCGATCCAGGCGTCCTTGGTCATGCTGAGAGCGTTGGCCACGGGGCTGTACACCCCACGCTGGGCCAGCTGTTCAGCGGTGTAGGACTTGTAGATCGGGACTTCCTGCCCCTCGGTCCACTTCTTCCCAACGTTGACCGTGAAGCAGGTGCGACCGCGACTGTCCCGCCACGGGCGAAGCAGGCCGGGTTCGTAACGCATGCCTTGGAGCAGGTTCGCGGCCTCGCCGTGTGCCTGTCCATTCTCGACGAAATCCGTGAACATCGTGATTTCCCTTTGCTTGAAGTTGTGTTCGGAGGAAGGACAGGCGGGTTACTGCGCCCACTGGCACCACGCCAGCGTGTCAGCGGTCGGGTCGGTCAGCGTTTCGAGCAACTGGGCCGGTTCGCTTTCCGGGGAGCCGGTGGTGGCGATGAACATGCCCGTGCCGGTGTCCACCATGAGTTTTTCACCCTTGGTGTGGTCGTCGCCGGTGCCGGAAAGGTTCTTGATGAGGAGGTTGATGTCCTCACCCGCACGCGGGCTATAGACTTCGACCCGCGCACCCGCCGCGAAGCTGGGGAACGAGGTGGACGAGGCAATGGCCGATCCCTGAAGGACTGCCATCTTCTCCGTGACGATCCAGTACGAACCGAGCGGGTTTTCGCCGTCCGTGCCGGGAGCGTAGAGCTTGTAGACGAAGCGACCGCCTACCGTTGACTGAGTTGCGTCGCGCTGAACGCAGATACCGGGGTAGAAAGTCTCCCCCGTGTTGACGTACCCTTCGTCAAACTGACCCTTGGGGTCCGCCGTGACGATGATCTTGCTGCCCTTCATGTGATTCTCCTGCCGAAGCAAGGTGGTGTGTGGAACTGGTTACGCCGACGCCTTCCAATTGATGGTCGGAGGAGCCGGACCCTCTTCGACGGGATCGTTGCTGTTGTTGACCACGCCGCCAGCGGTTGCCGGTGCGTAGATGGCCGGACGCATGCCGTTGAATTCGGGGATAACCGACTGAGCGTTCTGGACCTGACCACGCAGGGCGAGCAGGTTGCGGAGTTCTGGCACGCCGTACCCGGAAAGCTGGGTGGCAAGTGATGCCTTGATCGTGTCGGCCACGTTCGCGGTGAGATTGGCGATGAGGTTGGCCTTCTCCGCGTTGACGAGTTCCAGCGCGGTGTTGACCGCAACCTGGACTTCGGGGGGAGCTGACGCCATCCACTCGTTCATGGTGGCCTTCTTCTTCTTACTGCCAGTGACTTCGCCGTCTTCGTTGTCCGCACAGGCGTTGACCGCAGGCTTGGCAACGGGTGCGACCACCACGGGGGTCACAGCGGAAGTGGAAGCGGTGGAGGTCGTGTTGGCGACGGGGATTTTCTTTTCGGCGTCGGCCTTGAGAGCCAGCACCTTCTCAGTGGAAAGAGCGTTCAGGGTCGTCTTGCCCTCGGCGTCCTTCCAGCAATCGCAGTTGGCGACGAGAAACTCGACCGCCTTCTCACGCTCGTTCATCGTGGCATCTCCCTTGGAGGGTTTCATGGTTCGTTGATGGGTACAGGCGGTGCAATCACAGGTGTCTCCGCAAGAGTCCGTCTTCGCGTTGACCATGACACCACACCCGTCTGCAATCGAGCAAGCGCCCGGCAGATCGGGAAGCACGGCGAGATGGTCGGGACGGTACTTGCGTGCGACGTGCGTGTACTGTTGTCCGTTGAAAACGGAACCGGGAGGGGCAGACTCGTTCTCGGTGAACAGCCCCGTGGAGAGTTCAATCGGTTCCCCCTTGAGCAGACGAGGGAGGATCTTCGCCTTGTCGGGCAAGCCACGGTCGGCGTTCTTGACCAGTTCCTCGTCGAACCAGCCCTCCGCACCGAGCTTGCGGTCGAAGGTGGCGTTGTAGACCGTGCCGATGTTCGACTCCACCATCACCTGCGGACTGCGCGCCGAGACATGACGGCCATCCTTACGGGGATGATAGACCACGATGGGCATACCGTTCCATGAGTCCGCACTGGAGGCGGTTTCCTCCGGTGGGTAGAACAGCGGACCCATGCTGCCGTTGAGGACACCCGGCACGATCAACGACATCGGTGCGACGATGTAGTTTCTACCGTGCATCGTCTCACGACGAGCAGAAGCGTTGGCCAGTGGTGAAGTGAGAATCTCCATGCCGAGAAGTGTATCGGATGGAGACAGACGTGTAAACCTATGTCATCAAATTGAGAATCATACTACTCGCAGTTCGGAGACACATTGATGGCGCGTACCATGCGGTAGTGAACACGCCCGCTGATGTACTGCGTAACGACGAGCAAACCCTGTTCGCGGATCTTGGGACGCATGCGCGTGAGATGGAGTTGCATGGCGTGACAATCCGCCAGTTCGTCGTTCAGACAGGTGATGAGTTCCGCCTTGGTATGCGGTTCCCCGTCTGAGAACATCTGAAACAGGCGGCGCTCTGTGGCGGTTAGTTTTTCCACGGTCATCAGCAAGTAGCACCTCAAGAGCGTAGTTTAATCCGTCGATCCCACACCGCCAACCGTCCGACTCGTTTGGTCCACGGACCCAGCCGTTCGAGGCACGCCTGCTTGATCTGAAGGCCGTCCCCTTCATCGTTCACATCATGAACTGCGATCACCTGGGCGTTGAGTTTCAAGGCAGTGTTGATTTGCGCCTCGGTTCCCTTGCGGGTGTGGTCCCCGTCCAGATAAGCCATGACGCATTTCTTCACGATGTCGAGGTTGAAGTCCTCGATGCGGGTGGACCAGAGACACACACTGTTCATCAATCCGCGATCATCCATGTTGCGGAGAAAGAGGTTTCGTGTTTCGATCCCCGTTGGGTCTTCCGTGCTGAACCCCTCGAACGGGTCTACCACATGCACTAACCTGCCGAAAGAGGCGAGCAGGGCCGTAGAACGCCCCTTGAATGCTCCAACTTCGAGAATCGTACCCGCAGATGTGATGGATTCCACCGTCTCGTAGAGAAGTTGTGCCTCATCCTTGGTCAACCACCCATCAGCGGGAAGCGATTCATACACGTCTTCAAAGCAAGGCACAGGACACCTCGGTTCAGGAAACGGCACGCCACGCACAGCGGCAGAGAGGATGCGCTGGAATCAGACCACGCGCTGCTTCCAGTGGAAAGATTTTACCCTGCATGGAAGCACAGGCAGGACACGCTCCCACCATCGTGATCCACTCCACGCGCGCTTCCACCTGAGTCACGCCGGCGGCTTCATGTCCGTCCAGCTGGCTCTCCGCATTGGTACGCACCACGGCGTCGTCCACCACCATCTCGGCGCGCTTGTTGGCGACTTTCTCGATTTCGTTGATCGCCTTCTCAAGACCCTTGGGGTCGTTCTTCCGCTGGGCGTCGTCCACTGCACGCCCTACCTTGGTGGCGATGTCGGTGGCCACGTTGTCGATGTCTTCCATCGCACGCCTGGCAAGTTCCTCGGCAGTCTTCTCCAACTTGGGAGGATCAACTTCAAGGAACGGACCCTTGCTGCGAGGTGCCTTGGTTCCACCATAGCCACGACGGTACACCAGATCGAGCAACTTCTTCCACCAACCACCGGAGGGCAGTACCCGCTTCATCAAGTCCTTGAGGACATCCTTCACCGATCCAAAGATCGACAGAGGATTGAAGGCGTTGGCCACGGAGTCCAGAGTGCCTTGCTTCGCCGGGGAGTAGATGGATGGACTGTCCTTCACACCCTTGCGGTATCCCCGCTGCTTTGTCGCACGAGTCTGCCCTGACTTCAGAATACGCTTCTGACGGAGGATGCGGGCTTGCTTGGCCTGTAACGCCTGCTTGGTGGAGTCACCTGCCTGCACGGTGCTACCCGTGGTGACGCAGTGAGGGTTCTTCCCCGACCCCTTCCCACCAGGACAGAACACGTTCATCACGGGGATGGTCGTGGCGTGTCCCGCAAGCATGTCGCGCATGGCTTTGAATGCTGCACGAATCGCCTTGCGTAGTGTACCCTTGGCCCGCTTGCGCAGGAACGTAGTTCGCGTGGGGTCTGACAGTAGAGGGTTGAAGGTAGGGTCACGACGGATCATAGTTTCGCCTGTAAAAGCCGCGTTTCTGCGATTCGGCAGTATTCCTCGTTCACTTCAATCCCGATGTACTTCCGATTCGCGAGCATCGCCATCTTCGCTGTGGTTCCGCTGCCGCTGAAAGGGTCCAGCACCACGTCCCCCTCGCTGGACCACGACACGATGTGGTCGTGCGCGAGTTGTTCGGGGAACGGGGCGGGATGCTCGCTGTTCTTCTGTGTTGCGATTCTCCAGATGTTGGTCCGCTTGCCGACAGGTTTCCTCTCCACTACTCTTGCGTCCGCTGATTTACCGTCCTTACCGATACCGCCGTTGACTTTCACTTTTCCAGCCTTGATGACATTCTCACGATCTTCGATAAGGTTGATCCTGCTCGGTTTGCCCTTGGAGAAAATGAAGGAGAACTCGTAGTTCTGTGCGTAACAAAGGTTCGACCCAATACCTCCGCTTCCCGTTTTCTCCCAGATCATCGTGTCATGCACACGAAAACCGCACACGTCTTTGAAGTGGATTGCCTGACGCATGCTGGTGAGTGTTTCGCTCCCATCCACCGTCGCGTCCGCCACCACCCAGACGATCACCCCTCCAGGCTTTAACACCCGCGTCAACTGCTCGGCCACCCCCTTGAAGTCCCACGAATGTCCACCGTAGGTTCTCAGATTATCGTAGGGTGGCGATGTAACCACCAAGTCGATACACTCCTTCGGCAGCGTCTTCATCACCTCCACGTTGTCCCCACACACGATGCGGTTGATCGGAAGTCCTGTCTCTCCAATTTTCGGCATAACTCCCTCCTGTGTCGTTTTAACCAGATAGAGAGTTTACCACGTTTTTTACGTTTGTCCACCCTGCGCCTGATCGAGTGTCTGCCCCGGCTTGGCAGGGTTGCCTTCCGAGTCCGTCGCCACAGGGTTCTTGAGATTACCGGGGACTTGTTGCCCGAAAGCAGCCAGCGGTTCCTCGTACTCGGTCTGCCATTCCAGGCTGTTGTCGAGGATCGTGGCGGCCTCGTCCGCGTCGAAGCCCATGTACGTCACCAGGAAGTCCTTCGGTGCCATCATGCCGTCCAGACCCGCTGTGACGTAGATGCTCATGGCGTTGGCCCACTTCGTCGCCACGTTCGCCTTGTCATCCTCAGTGGGGCTGGTGCTGTCCGGCCAGGTGATCGTATACCCCGTCACCGGCTCAGGCAACACACCCAGCAAAATCATGCGGTCTACGAAGGGTGCCATGATCTGACAGGTGGCGTAACCGTTGCGGCGTTCGATGACACGACCTTCCCATCCACGCTCATCCTGACCCGATGCCTTCTCCCCCGACTCGTTACCCACGAAGATACGTACCGGGCATCCCAGACGCACGCAGAGGGCTTCCACCTGCGCGTTCATGAAGTTCGTGGGGTCACTGATCTGAGGGGCCAGAGACTTCGCGGTGACGCCGGGGAGGGCGAGATACCGCTGGAGTCCGTTCATGTACTGTTCCATCGCCGTACGCGCGCCCACCGCGTCGATGGTCACTTCCGCTCCCAGCGAGGGATGCGTCTCAATGCTCAGGCCGGGGAAGGCCCCCTTCCAGTACATCTCCCCCGACCCGTGTACGATCTTCCGCAAGCTCTGAAGGTTGTTCCACAAGGGTTGCATGCGAGGCATGCCGAACACTTCGGACGACTGCCGATTGTCCGCAACATGGATCACCCGCGACCAGTGGACCCGTGCCGTGGATGGTCCTACCCCCACCGCAGTCGTTCCCGTGGAGTCGCGTGCATCCACCAGCGTCAGCAAGTACTCCACAGGCATGCCATGTCGAGGCGAGGTGGGATTGGCCTCGAATCGCGTGATCTGTGCCGTCGTCTCACCAAACACTCGGAGGTAGGCGAGATTCAGCTTTTGTACGCTGGCGTTGACGGTGAGACGGTACGGCTTCGCCATCATCTGTGCAGGGGTGGGTGGGGCTTCCGTGTTGACCACGAAGTCCTTGGGCAAATGCTCTTGATTGAGCGAAGGGTTGGCGTAGGCGAAGGAGTTGTTTTCCTGAAACCCCGGCAACGGTTGATCCAGGGGCATGCCGTCATCGAACCCCAGAAGCATCACGCCGTAGCGACCGATACCGGAGATGATGTCGAGACGCTTGAAGTAGTCGTAGAGGATGGACGCCTGATCGTCACGATGCCACGAAGGGTCCACACTGACACCCTGGCACAAATCGCTCCACGCTTCCTCAAACTCCGTGACCTCACCGGAAGTCAGGTCTTCGTGAACGACGGGGTGAACCTTCCACGTTTCCTTGGGAAGAATGTCCACGACACGCCCGGCGAAGGGGTCACGGTCGAACAATCGCTGGCACGCCCATGCGTCGATGTTGAGATGCAGGTCGGGGAAACCACACTCATCCTCGATGTTCCGGCGTGGATCACCGAGCTTCGTGAGCAGTTCTTGACGAGTGACATAGGCGTTGTGAACCATCTCCCGAAATTCGGAAGGGATCTCAAATCGCTCTGGTGTATTACCGTTCGTGTCCGACATTTCTCCATCCTCCGTTGACGCAAGTGTACTGAAGGATTGAGGAAAATTCAACTTGTCTATGGTTTGCGATTCCGTACCGTCTCTCTACGTTTACGAAGCATGTCGGCATCACTACGGACATCGGGGTTAGCCAACTGGTAGTCACCGAGATGTCCGATGGTCAGATGAGACTTGCACGACGGATTTCCACACAGCGTCACCAGGTTCTTCGGGTCGAGTTCGAGATCGGGGCGTTTATGAAAAGGCTCGACGTGATGTACTTCGAGTTTGGTTGTTGCACCGCACACCCTGCATGTCGGTTCAACTTTCAGATGCTCGATTCTCGCTTTTGACCACTTTGGAGATCGCGATTCTGGGGGAGAGTTATCTTCCACCATCGTCCCGAAAGTGACAGCTACTCCGAGAATCACACCTGTCGCTGTCCCCAAAGCGGTTCGTTTCAAGAATCACCCCTCGGTATACAGGCCACACGCAGCAGACGACACACTCGGAAAATGTCATCCGGCTCCCAGGTTCGCCCTGTCCTCAGGCTGGGGCTGCGTGGGCTTTAAGGTCGTCTGTCACCACACTAGTTCGGTTTGCCTACCACGTTAGCGGGTGACAGACGTGTTCGGAATACCCAATCCCACACTCCAGGGAACAGGGCAGCGTAATTGCATCGTGGATGATTGTGATGGATTCGGTGATACTCCCGCGACCGCCTGAACCATCTGGACCGCGACCACCAGACGCCCCTTGGTTCGTGCATCTCCCAGTGGAAAGCGTTCCAGGTCACACCATACGCCACGAAGATCGTCGCCCAAATAATGCCACCAAGAATCGAGAACCATGCCGCCGTTCCCCAGGCCGGCAGCATCCATACCAGCATGTTCGGCGGCCACAGCGTAAGCCCGACGTGCTTCGCAGCGGGGTCCATGTCGCCGGCGAACCCCTGGTAGAATCGCCCGTGGTGCAGCTTGGCGTGTTCCTCGAAGGTGGACCGCGACACCGTGGGCGTGTGCATCACCCAGCGGTGCACGGTGTACTCGGCAAACGACATCAGGATGACGCCAGTAACGATCCAGAGCACGACGCTCATCCGTCCTCCAGCCCGACCGGGCCGCATGGGTCAGCGTCAGCAGTTCGTCGCCGAACGCATCAGCGGAGCGGCAAACGTCTGCGGCTGGTAGGTGACGACGGGGGCCGATTGCGTCCAGACCGGAGGCGCTTGCGGCGGTGGCGACCAGCACGGCGGAGCCTGCGGAGGCGGTCCTGCTTGCAGCACCACCTTCACCGGAGGCTGGTACGTCGTCGCCAGCGATCTTTCCGCTGGGACGGCACGCTGGGCAGCGGCGCGGCTGTTCCGCATTCTCGCGAATAGCTGGGCCTCTGCCGTGGTAGCCGTGGCCGCAATCAGCAGGGAGACGATCAGGTAACGCATGGGAATCCTTCCGTGTCGTGGTCGCTACTTTTTCTTCGGCACTTCGGGTAGCGGAGTCTTGTTCTTGATGGCGTCGATGATCTGCTTCAGCAAGGGCAGGAAGAACTCTTGATACTTGCCGATCAGGGCAAGAATCTCGAAGAAACTCAGCCCCATATCGGAGAGCTTTTTCGTCGCGGCCCGCATGCCTGGGTTGGCCTTTTCGTGTTCGGTCGCGATCTTTCGTGGTGTGCTAATCGTCGTCTCCTTCGTTGAAGTAAAACAAACGGACTCAGGCGGCGGAACATCGCACGCCCTCTATGCTGCGTTGCTGACGAGCGGGCAGACAGATCCATCCGCCATTGCTTTCGTGCCAGCCAGCGTCCCGGTGCCGTTCAGACCCCAGTTCAGCCAGCTATTGAGGATTCGCACGCCGATTCCACCCGTGACGCCATCGGTGTCCCACATCGCATCGAATTCCTGGAGCGTGAGTAGCTTGCCGCTCTCGGCTCGGCACTCTCCGCGAAGCGAAACGCCATCCACGGCGTCGATGTCGCAGACCGAATGGCCCCACCACATATAATCCGATGCGCAAGCCTGATTGCACAGGAGCAAGCTAATACGCTGCTCGAAGGTCAGCTTGCGATCATAGGGTGCCAGGTCCGAATCCCAAAAGCCTTCCGTCACCTTGTAGCGGGCAGCGTCTTCCCACGTCGCTGGGTTGTCGTTGCTGCGGCTCATCGACTGCTCGGGCCACTTCTCGCACGATGGCACGCCACGCGTCGAAAGGAAGTCCATCGACAGGGCAGCCCATCCGCCTTCGTCGCGATACTGCTTGATAACGCAAAATGGTCCGTATGCCGAGAGACGGATGTATGGCATATTGCAGGCGGCGCGGTTCATCATCACCGCTTGCGTTGACGAGTGTGCCCAGCATGCGCCTTTTCCATTCTGGTCCAGGTTCACGGCAAGCTGGCCGTTGTCCGCCTTCATGCGGATGTTTGATAGATGCGACCGCTGCGCCGTCTTCTCGGCAATCCGTGCGGACCACTCCGACCTTGGGATAATCGGGATGGATGGCGGTGCGGCCACGGCCTTCGCGTAGACGATGCCCGCAGGACGTTGCACCAAACCACGCATGACCGGCTGCCCCGCCACCAACAACGTCGGGTCGGCGTATTCGTGGGCGTTGCCTTCATGGATGATCGGTTCGCCTTGAATCATCATGGCTGCACCTCGTATTTCTGAATCAGCTTCTTGGCCTCGTCCGCACTGCCAGGCAACGGTCCTTCAAAGCCCGTCTTGCCATTGCTGACGATCATCCACGGCAACGACTGGCGAGGCCGCTGCATCGCGTCTTGCCACAGTTTCGCCGCATTTTTCGTGTCTATGTTCTGGTCCCAGAACCGCCATTCCTTCGTCTTGCCATCCGGCCCGACAATGCACTTGGAATTGAGGTAATCCCGCATGTCCTCGCTGTACACAATTGCCTGCTGCGCCGCGGGCATCTTCGTGATGTCGGCAGACTCATACACCACCAGCACCCGCAGCCCAGCCACCGGAATTGGTGCAGGCGAAGGCGTTGGCGGCTTTGGATCGGGTGGTTTTGGCTTTGGCTTCGGGTCGGGCTTTGGCTTGGGGTCGGGCGGCTTCGGCGTCGGTTTGGGTTTGCCAACCGTCACCAAACATTCCGCTGCGTCACTCGGACCACTCACCCCTGATGTCCACGCCCACAGCCGGTAGACGCCCGGCGTCGTGCCAATTACCACCGCCGTTTTGCTGTCTCTGAGCAGGTCCACCGGGAAGACGTTCAGCCCCTTGTCGGGCGTCTTCCACTTGACCACCGCCCCCGTCGTCATGGCCGGCACGCGAATAAACTCGCCTGGCTCGCCCGTCGCTGTTGCTGGCAGGGTGATGCCATCGACCACCGGCACGGGAGGCGGAACTGGCTTGGGGTCTTGTGCCACTGCCACCGTCGCCATCATCGGGCGCACTGGCTGGCTGCGGAACTGGTCCGCCCCGACCACCGCAATCAGCAGGAGCAGCGGGGACATCACGCACACAAGGCGCTTCATTTCGAGTCCTCTCGATTGTCTTGGGTTGCTTCCACAGCGGTCATCCGTGTCCTTAACGATTCCGTTAATCGCTCCAACTCTTTGACCCTCTGGTCCAGAGCGATGACACTCTCGACCAACTTCTCGACGATTCTAACTTTTTTGGGGTCTGGTTCCATCCGTCTTGCCCTCCAGTTTCACTTCGGTCACATGGAGCGGGCAAACCCCAGCAGCACGAATTGCTTCCTCGTTGTACTTGCAGACCTTGTTGAGAGCCACCAATATCCCGTCCAACGTCTTCCCGTTCTCTTGCAGCGTGGCCACGTTTACGAGAAGGGAAGCACCTGCCTTGGCGATTTCTGCAAGCATCTTACTTTGTTCCGCAGAAATTACCACTAATTTTTCAAGATGGTTTCGTGTCGAGTCGTTCATGCTCTTGATCTGCTGCTGATTGTCGAGCAGTTTGAGCTGGATCGCTGCCGCGTTATCCTGAGACGTTTTCAGGAGTTCCTGGTTGGTAAGCAGGTGTGACAGAAATTCCTTCATCGCATTGAGGGCATCACCTCCGAGGGGGAGGATTTTCGTCTCCAACATCCTCCCCACCCATTTCACCACCACCCACACCACGAACGCCAGCGCCACCAAACAGACCAGTGCAATCAGGGCAGGGGATTGCGATACCTTTTCCAAGTCTTTTGCGTCTGGCATGATTGGACCCTCGTGGCGGGCGATCTGTGGTGGGTTGAAAACGGGCAGGTGTTTGACCCGATTGTACACCGTCTGTCGCACAATGCTACACGAGAATCACCACATCGGTTTCACTACGAACCCTGCTGACGCGCGAAGCATGCCGTGGACTGCCAGAACGAGCGAGTCCGCACGGTCAGGACTGCACCCCAGCAGTTCATCAAGCGTCTGTTCATTCACCCTCTTTCTGGACCGTTTGCTCTTGGCAGGAAGGTACATGCGGCCCTCTTCGTCGCGGTGATACGGGATTCCACCTAGTTGCCTTCGCAACTCCAGCATGTCGGCAGGGATGGCGAACCCGGAGAACGGCAGATCCCGGTAGATGTCTGCGGGAACCGAATCCGTGGTGGGATCGAGAAGCATGCGCACGTCCCCGTACATCTCGGCTCGACGATTGACGTAGGCACGCTTGGCGTCCTTGGCTTCTCGTCTCTCCGAGAGCGGGATCTTCGCCTGCCTCGGTTCCGGGGTGGCCGACTCTCCGAACCCCACCGTGCGGACCTTGTACCCCATGTACCTCAAACGGTCGGCATGCTCACGACCACCACCCCCCGCATCGAAAACCCACTGAGTCGCCGGGACGTTGTGCTTCTTCCCAAACGCGATGATGTCCCCGATGATCGTGTTCGTGTCGGGGGTACGGCGACCTATCTGTTCGATGACACCATGCTCATCTACGCAGGTGAAAACTGTCTCATCCCCACCGGACGCTGTATCCACTCCGATAGCACGCGGAGTACGCTTGACACGGTTGCGAACGAGGTAATCGTGGTGATCTGCGGCCTCGGCAAGCCAGGGGGCGGGAACCAGCATCACGCTGTCACCCTCCCAGAACTCCGCATCAAGCCCGATGCACTGCTCCATCGCGCCCCAGGTCGCACGACGCTCCTTGTACTGCTCGTAGGTCAGCACCCCCGGCACCAGAACACGATTCGATGGTTTCAACCCACGAGCGACTTCTTCAAGTCCAAGTTTCACGTTGGGAGAATCCACCGCACGAATCTGCATCACCTTGCGGAAACACCGCTGCGGTTCTCCCTCCTTGGGAGTGTGATCCTTGTCAACGATGTCCCCTTCCTTGACGGCACGGAAGAAGTAGTTACCGCGTGAATGCGGGTTTCCGATGAGCAGACGACGCTTGGCCCACGTGCGAGACTGGGAGTATGCCATGTCGTCCACGGAGGAGGCTTCGTCAAAGATGCACAGAGTTGCCGGGGCGTGCCAGCCGGCGAATTTTTCTGCCTTCTCGGACACCATACCGAGCATGCGCGACGTAGGACATTGCACTCCCGTCTTGGGGTCCACCTTGTACATCTCCAGTGCTGACTCCATGAGCTTGAGAGGTCCACCTTGCTTGTAATCAAGGGGACTGCGGGAGGTCTGGACGAAGTGACGGATTTCCCCCCAAAGCACATCCAGGTGCTTCTCGGCCACCGAGGTAGTGATGATGCGGACGACGGGGTGGCGTAGGAAGTAGAGAAGGGCAATCAACCCGGCGCTGTAATCCTTCCCCAACTGATTCCCCGCCACCACGATTGTCTCCGTGTTGTCCTCCACGGACTGAATCAACTCCCGCTGCTGCCGATACAAAATCGTGTCCGGCCAGAGCAACTCAATCAACGCAAAGGGAGACATGACAGCCACAGGACGGTCCTCGGAAGGTTATTTCAGGCGATTCTAGCGAATCCTCTTGACTTTCACAAGCACGACGCTACCATTCTATCAGTGACGGTCAGGTCACTTTGAATCACGCGGGCCGCTCGTCGTGGGTTATCGCTTGGAAAGACCCCACGGCAATTCTTTGCCCGCATGTTCTGGGGAAACCCAGCCAGCCGTCCATCTCTGCTGACCCAGGGGTGGGCGGTTTTTCTTTTTCAAGGAGCAACCGTATGTGGATCGTGAACCGTTGCGGCGAAGCAGTAAACACAGAGAAGGCCCACACGTTTCTCGTGGGTAGGTTCCTGGATGGGTGGAGTGTCTCCCTCGCCGACCACCTCTCCACCGTGTCGGAGGTTCTCCACCTGACTGACCCTACATCCAAGGAGGAAGCAGAATCACTCTTCTTGTGGATTCTCCAACAGATGGAGGACGGTAAGCGGGTGGTCCGTATCGGGGACTTCCGCAGAGAGCCAATGTGCAGCGGTATTGGTGGGGAATCAACTGCCAGAACGCATGACAATCTGTGCAGACACCTTGGTCTTCCAACAACGGAGCAACTTGAACTGGAGATTCAAACTGAAGGAGGTGAAGCATGAAAACTTACACCGTCAAACCGTTGGAGTGGAGGGACTGGGATGACGGCGGTTTAACCGCTTCTGGTGTCATGGGTATCTTCATAATCCACAGGCTGGATAAACCCGCAAAAGGCGTCAAGACGTGTAGGAACTGGTCGTGGAAACAGGAGAGGGCGGCCTGTACGCTCAACTGCACCAGGGTGTTTAGATACCGTTCCCAAGCTGTAAAACACGCGGAGAAACACCACTTGGAGTCCCTGAAACGATTTCTCAACGAGGTGAAGCCATGACGAAGAAGTACACGCGACCGGAAGTGCTGAAGATGGTGGACGCTATCAAGCAAGTTGGGTACTCGGAAGCCGCAGACATGCTCCTCGATCTGGCCCCGCCAGACGAGCCGCGTGCGTGGCAGGTCGGGGACTTTCTGCGGTGGGATGGACGTGATTGCGTGGTGCTTGATTTAGGTAAGTTGAGGGCAAGACTCGCAACAATCACCAGGGAGTGGGAAGCGTGGGTCGAGTTTCCAAAACTCGACGCCGACGCGATCCCGCTGAAACTAGTTCCAATGGAAGATGGGCGATGACGGTCAACAAGGGTGTCGCCTTTAACGACACCCTTTGTGTAACTCCACCACGAACCCACCCTTGTGATTCTCTTGAGAGACACATGAATCACCCCACTACCTGCCCCGTGTGTGGCAACCCCAAGTCCCTGCTGCTGGAGACCCAGCGCGTGCTGTGGAGTCAACTCCAGATCCTCGACCAGGTGGCGGCACGTCGCGGAGTCGATGCCGTGTCGTGGGCAGCACGGGAAACTCTACGCAGTCTCGTACCGGAGAGTGTGAGAAACGAATCGTTGAGCAAGGAGCAAGCATGCCACGAATAGGACAAACGACGAACCACGATCCCCGTGCCGTCCTCCACCACGGGGACTGCCTAGACGTGATGCGGACGATGCGGGGGGACAGCATTGACTCCGTGGTGACGGACCCTCCCTACGGGTTGTCGTTCATGGGCAAGAATTGGGACCACGGTGTTCCTGGAGAATCATTCTGGCGAGAAGCGTTGCGAGTCGCCAAGCCCGGTGCGCACCTACTGGCGTTCGGAGGCACGCGGACCTATCACCGGCTTGCGTGTGCCATCGAGGATGCGGGCTGGGAGATTCGCGACTGCATCATGTGGGTTTACGGCAGCGGGTTTCCCAAGTCGCACGACGTGAGCAAGGCCATCGACAAGGCGGCGGGGGCGGAGCGGGAGGTAGTGGGGACTCAGAAAGGGAAGGGTGGCGAAAATCTAAACACGCTATCGAGGAATGGGAATGATGCCGAAAATGCCAAAGGATGCGGAGCGTATGGTCAGGGTGCGAAGCAAATCACGGTGGACATCCCCATCACCGCCCCCGCTACCGACGCCGCCCGCCAGTGGCAAGGCTGGGGGACCGCCCTGAAGCCCGCCTATGAGCCTGTCATCCTCGCCCGCAAGCCACTCATCGGAACCGTTGCGGCGAACGTGCTGGCGCACGGCACGGGGGCGATCAACGTCGATGCGTGCCGGGTTGGAACCGTTGTCGAGACATGGCCAGCAACCCGCGCCTATTCGCGACACGACACCGGGAACGCAATCAAGGTTTCATCCCAACCAACGGGAAACGCGCCATCTGGCCGCTGGCCAGCCAACCTCATTCACGACGGCAGCGACGAGGCAACGGCGGGGTTTCCACATACCACAAGCGGGAAACCAATCGGCAAGCGTCGCGGTACGTCCGGGGAAAGCGGCATCTATGGGTCTGATTCGTGCCGAAGTGGGTCTGACCTCACCGGATTTGGCGACACCGGAAGCGCCGCCCGCTTCTTCTACTGCGCAAAGACAAGCAAGGCCGACCGCGAAGAAGGCAACAATCATCCCACGGTGAAGCCCACGGCGTTGATGCGATACCTGTGCCGTTTGGTGACTCCGCCAAACGGGGTTATCCTTGACCCATTCCTGGGAAGTGGAAGCACGGGGAAGGCCGCCCTGCTGGAGGGATTCCGCTTCGTCGGTATCGAGCAGGATGAGGAATCGTACCTCACAGCAAGAAAACGGGTGCTTGGATGAGCATTGAATCCGAGGGTCAGGCATGTTAGAATAGAGTGGTCCGATCTGGTACATCGGACGACAGACAATACATCAGCCGCAAGGCTGACAGACCGCCGCAGACGTGTACCAGACGTTTGCGTGCGGTTTTTTCATTGGAGTTGCCATGCCGAAAGTCGGCAAACCACGGCAGGAGAAACGCTTCAAAGCAAAGTGCCTTTCTGAAACGATGACCACGGATCTACCTCCTCCCAAGTGGGCTGTACCCGGATTGCTCTGTGAGGGAGTGAGTCTTCTGTCCGGCGCTCCCAAGATGGGGAAGTCGTGGATGAGTCTTGGAATCGCACTCGCCGTTGCAATGGGTGGAAAAGCCCTCGGTACACGTCAGGTCGAGCAGGGAGACGTTCTTTACCTTGCTCTTGAGGATCAGGAGAGACGAATCAAGGATCGTGTACTCAAGGTTCTCCCCACGATGGGGATGGGTGACAACGTGAGTCGGTTCTTCCTTGTCACGGATAGTCCGCTCTTGCACGAGGGTGGTTTCGAGTCTCTCAGGGAATGGATCTCCGCTGCCAGCAATCCCCGGCTATGCGTCATCGACGTGTGGGGAAGGTTTCGTCCTCAACTGTCCGGTAACAGTCAGAACTACAACGCGGACTCGCACTATGTTGGGGAGATCAAGAAGATCGCCGACCATGGCAAGTGTCCGATCTTGCTGGTTCACCACACTCGTAAAGGGATCGCGGAGGACATCCACGAGAAATCCAGCGGGACCAACGGACTCACAGGAACCACCGACACCAACATGGTTCTGGAGCGACCTCGAATGGCAAACGACGGCAAGTTGAGCGTCACCGGCAGGGACGTTGAGGAGAAAGTACTCTCCGTGAGGTTCGATCCACAGACCTGTACTTGGTGGGAGATGTCGGACCCAGGGGAAGACATCCTCGACGACATGAGGACACGCATCAGGAACTTCCTCACCAAGCAACGAGACTGGTCTACCCTGGAACAGATCGCCAGCGGAATCCAGAACGAGAACGTGGAATCGGTGCGTTCCACCCTCAACAAGCTCGTGAAAGACGGTGTGGCAGTGAAAGCGACCAAGCCTGCACGGTGGAGGGTTGCTCTGTGAATTCCATTCCACAATTCCACTTTGTCGTAAGTCGTTAACACACAAGGGGATAAAATGGAATTGGACCTGTTCCACTCTGTTCCAGTCGTTCCACTTTGGGTAAGAAGTGGAATTATTGGAACGGTTTGGAACGCTAGTAATTCCATTTTAAGTGGTGTAGTAGTATAGAGTTACGTCGAAGTGGAATTTGGAATTAACTTACATCGGGAAAACGATTCCAAAATCTCCGTCATGTGGATCATACACCATGTCGCCCAATGTAGCAACGCATCGTTCCAAAACACAGGGTAGGGTAGCTCTCCACGATTCTTGCACGAATCACACGAGCCACCGGCAAGGGTCCACGGTAGGGAGTATGTCCGTGAATGTAGCAAACGTGCGTTCCAAAACGAGGGGTAGGGTGTGCAACCCCAACACGGGAAGAGGGGAGTGTCTGCGAATGTCGTCGGCCCCTTGGGGGAGAGTGGGCATGTCGGTCAATGTGCAGGAGCATGGGAAAGTGGTGCGACATTCGGGCGGTGTCGTTCAATGTCGTGGGAGCATGTGAAAATGGTGTCACACTTGGACGGGTGGGGGAGCGGTGAGGTAGTACCCTACCGGAAATGCCCTACAAGGGTCCACGGTAGGCCGGATCGGGGAACTCTGGAAAAAAAAAGATTTCCCTCTTGACTTTCGCCGACGACGTGCTACAATGATAAGGTAGAGCTGAGGGTCAGATCGACCGAGGATCTCAAGAGGGCAGGACAATGGCTAAGGTCTACTGGCGGAACGACGATGGAGTGATGGAGCCTGTCGGGTCAGAGGCATGGCTGGCACTGGAAAAGACCATGCGAAAATCCACCTACAAAGTATGGTGGAAGCGCTGGTTCAGCTGGTAACTCCGACACGGAGCCGCCCCCTACGGGGGGCGGTCCGTTAGGCTCACCTAACACGCCGACTTAGGACAGGCTAATAGCGCTCGCCCGTCAACCCCTACAGGTTTCCCTTACCCGCTACCTAAAGGATCTGCACAATGGACACCCTTCCCCCCGCTCTCCATCTCCGCCCCCAAGACCTAACCTCACTCTCCCCTGCCGACCGCGTGCGAGTGCTACGCGCTGCAACGGGACTGGCTGAGGATTGTGCCCCCTGCCGCGTGCATGGTTGGCTTTCCCCTGCTGGCATTTCCTTCCGCGTCATGGCTTATCGCGACGGTGGACCATGCGACGCCTTCCAGCTGGCTCATGTATCGGTTCCCCTGCAGGACTCCTAGAATCGCCCCAGAGACACGGGGATGGGTTCAAGCTATGCCACCCCTACCCGCGCTCTCCAAACGCCACACACGCAATCCTAGCACGTTCTAGCCCCATACCCAAAGGATCTCCACAATGGAACAGCTCACAATCGGTCAAAAAGTATGGTACACTCCGCACCATGCAGCTCGCCAACTGCGCAACAATCGCGTGCGCGGCATCGTGCAGGACATCGAATATCGTCCCGATGGCACGGTGTCATTCGTCAACGTCGTTCGCGAGGACGGCTCAGACGGCTGGATTCGTCCTGAACGTCTACATGAATCGGTCTAATCATCACCATTTTTGCAAAGGATCTCCGCATGAGGACATCATTCCACCTACTCGCAGCGCTTGGCATCGGCGTCATCATCGGAACCGCGCTGGCCGCCTACTCGATTCTCGCGCTGGACGATGTGGCGGAGCACACCCTACGTTGCCAACTGCATCGCGCCAAGCAAGATCTTGCGACGGCCCGGAAACAGGTCTCTGACCTGCAAGCGCGGAAATAATCGGCTTGACATTCGACGACAACAAGCGTATCATTCCCTTACACGGGGCGAACGTCTCGCCCCTATCGTTTCTCTTCAAAGGATCTGCACAATGGGCAATCGCATCAACGTCTCTGAAGTCTCTCGCGTCCGTTTCACCGACAACGACGTCATCAACCTGGACGATTGGCAAGCTGCTGGGAGCGCCAACGTCAAGACGTTCCTGTTCCATGACCACGGCTTCGTTGTCGCAGTCGCATTTGCCGACAACGAGCAGGACGCGCTTGACATCGTGGCCGATTCGGGAAAGCTCGAATTCCTGGAAGTCGATGATGAGCTGATGGCCACCGACTACCCAACCAGCGCCGATCAAGAGCGATTGATTGCACTTGGCAACGATTGCAAGCTCTACGATACCGAAGGATTGAGCATCGTTCAACTGCCCAACGTCCCGTTGTCGTTCTGCGCGTGCTTCAATGCTGCAATCGGCGACAAGTAACGTCTATCGTCCTGCAATCCACGTGAGAACGCCAGTCTCGTGAACTGGTGAGGACGTTTCGCCCCTACTCCCTGTTCTCTCAAGAGGATCTGCACAATGGACATGAGCACACACGACAAGATGGCCGCCACGCGCGAACGTCTTCAGCAAGCCGCGCAGCTGGCGCGGTCACTGGCAAGCCGCTTTAACGGTCTAACGTGGCAAGAGGAGCTAGCGCTGGTTTCTCGTGGCGTCAAGCTGCTAAGGCGCGGCGTCAAGCCGGCGGACATCCTTCGGCGGCTCCGCGCTGGGAAGTAGTCAATCCATTTTCGCCCTTGACATTCGACGACACAAAGCTACGATTACACTACGGGGCGCACGTCGCGCCCCTACCTTGACACAATCTGAGGATTGGAACCATGAGCGGAAAAACGAACTATGTCGGCATCGACTACGGGCACGGAGCCACGAACATTGACAAGAAAACGGGTATTCGGTTCGGCGTCATCAACATGAACGCGCTTGTGTGTGAATCGTGGGAAGCATTTGAAGCAGACTATGGCGATCCCCATTGCCCAAACTGCGGGAATGATATCGTTTCCTACGATGATGAAAAGCACTGTGATTACCCGCACATTCGCACGGGCTATCGCTCCTGCGCGGACTATGCTTGCGAGAGCTGCGGCCACTATCTCGAATCGTCCGATTGCTTTGGCGATGAACCGTGCGGCTGGACACTGGACGATGGCGAATACAAGGCGACCATCGACGACTACAACGACGTTTTCCTTGTCTCAAGCCCCTACTACACTCGTGCTCAATTCTGCTCCCCCTGCGCGCCCGGTGCTGGGTATCTTGAGAACCCATGCGAGAGCGGACCGCGCACCTATTGCTTCGCTGCGGACTGGTTCGACGATGACAACCCCTGCCCATATCCGGTCTATCGCGTCGATACGGGCGAATGCGTCTACACTCCGCCAGCAGACGCCGAAGAATAAATCCCGCTGATGAGCGCTCGCAAGGCGCGAAACCTTGGGAGGATCATTCCTCCCTTTGTTCGGGAAGCACAATTAACCTTTTGAGGATTGGACAATGGGACACAAAATCGAATGCCCGATGCTACGCGCCTACCTTGAATGCGCCTTGTGGTCCTCGTGCGAGTATGACGAGGACGGGAACGATGGCGCACCACTAGATGACAACTATGGCATCGAAGACATCTCCCCGGAATCGCTGGCGTCAGCGCAGAACGACGTTTCGGCGTTCCTCGCCGACCATGCCGACGACATCGGCAGCAACTTGAAGCAAGCCGGGTACGATTTCTGGCTTACCCGCAACGGGCACGGAGCCGGCTTTTGGGATGGCGATTGGCCGCACGATGTCGGAACGCGATTGACCAAAGCAAGCAAGGTTTACGGCACGGTTAATCTGTACGTAGGCGACGATGGTAAAATCTACGGGTTTTGACAATCGCCGACAATCGGCCTAGAATCCATTATGGGGAACGCGCGCGTTCCCTCCTTCCACCCTACCTTCCTGGAGAATCGAACCATGCGCACCGAAACGACGACGCGGATCATCTACAAGCTTGAGGAACTCCCTCAGGACGTGCAAGAGCGCGCCCTAGAACAATTCAACCTCCACGAAGAATATCACTGGGGCGACGACGCGCTCGCATCCCTCAAGAAATTGGCGGAGCACTTCGGCGGTTCTCTCTCGGATTGGCGCATTGATTGGAGCTGCGCGGCGCACTCGCACCTGCACTTCAACATGCCCGACGATATGGGACATGACGAGATCGCGGAACGATTGGAACAACTCGGCACGTTCAACCCTGAGACGTTCAAGGGACACGGCGATTGCAAGCTAACAGGATTCTGCCACGATGAAAGCGCCATCGACGGATTCCGCAAAGCATTCTTGAAGGACGGCGAAACGGATCTTGACGATCTGATGCGCGCCGCTGGGGAAACCTGGTTGTACGCTTGCCAAGCCGACTACGAATATCAAACGAGCATGGAAGCGTTCCGCGAAACCTGCGACGCGAACGAATACGAATTTGACGAGCACGGCAACATGGTCTAAGCGTCAACCAATCCCCCGCGACGCGCCGCCGGCTTCGCAACCGGGCGAAGGACTGTATCAAATCACAATCACGTTGTGAGGGAAAACCGTGCAAGAGCAAGTAACAATTTGCGTAATGGATTTTTGCGGGAGCTATCGCACGAAAAGCGGTATGCGCGTGTACCCGTTCAATTGCTGGGCGGACTGGGACGGCGAGGGAACGCGGTTCGGAGGGGCTTACGACGACGTTCCACCCATGCCATCGAAAACCGAACCGAGTGAAAAACGCTTGAAAGCATGGATTAGAAAGCACTGGGACGAAAAGACGTGGTTGAAAAAGTACAATGAATCATTGAAGAACACCGACGAAACCTAGTCTAAACGTCAACCAAACGCGCCCGGCACGTCGTCGGGCGTTCCTGCAACCTCAAGAGGACAAACGATGTCGCTATCATTCGACGGCAAAGGTATCAACGGGCCGGACAAATACAAGTCCCGCCTCGCCACGTTCACCAGCGACGAAGCGGCGAAGAAATACGGCGTCCTGTTTGCCGCCGCCCCGGAACTGCTCGAATCGCTGCAACGTCTCGTCAAGGCGAGCAATCAAAGCGAACCCGATCCTATCGTCATGTTTGCGACGATTGAGCAAGCCCGCCACATCATCGCCAAGGCAACCGGCGCGCCCGTCTAATCCACGGGAAGCGCTGCAACGTCCTGCACGAGCACGGGAACGGGGGGAGTGATTCCCCCCTCCCTCACGCGCAGGATCTCCGCTTCAATGGGGTCGGGCTTTGCCGGGCCGCCCTGCGCGATCATCGTCCAGTCTATCGAGACGTGAACCGTGTTCCCCTGCGCGCCGCTCCCCTTGCCCTTGTCGTCCGCCAGTCCGAGTAACTTAATCCTTTGGTCGATTACGCGAAGGATCAATTCCATGTATTTTGCATCGCCCGGCTTGCTCGCGCGCGTCCGCTCTTTGATCGTCCTAGAGAGCTGGAGAGGCGCGCCCACGTCGTCCCCCTCTCCCCCGTCGTCCTCGTCCAGCGGACGCCGGGCGCGGGTGTGTTCTTCGCTCTCCCTCTCTACGATCTGTCCCCCTTGGGATAGCCGCCAGCTCTCCCATAGGCTGCGCTCCGCTTCGTCCAGTTTGAGCAATTCATGGGCGCGCGATTCCGCGATGTCCCCTGACATCCGCTCGCGCCATGCCCTGCGCATCGTCGCCAGGTCAGCTGCGAGCGTACCCTGACTGCACTGCAATTGCTCCGCGATCTCTCCCAGAGACACGCCGCGCGCGTAGAGCGCCGCCGCCTGTTGCCGTCGCTCCGCTGCCCTGTCTCGCTGCACTTGGATTCTCGGCACGTCTCTGCCCTCTTGCGTGTGGTTCCTACCCAAGAGGATAGACAGACGGAAAGAAAAAAGCAAGAAATCGACCGCTGACCCTTGCTTTCGCCGACACCGACGCTACTATTACATTGTCCGACACGCGACACACTCACCGCAACCCTTGGAGGACTGAAAACATGGCTCGCACCATCAGCAACACCGACAAGATCATTGACAGCCGCGACGTGATCAAGCGCTGCGAAGAACTCGCCGACGAACGCGAAGCCCTCGCGGACGAACTGACGGAAGCCATCCAAGCCTTGAACGACTTCGACGCCGAGGACGACGACCCTACAGCGCTCCCCACGCTGGAAGAAACCGCGAAGGAAGCCCGCGAAGCCCTCGAAGAATGGGACGCCGAGAACGGCGACGAACTCAAAGCCCTCAAAGACTTCTGCGAAGAGGGGGAGAGCAATTCGTCGGACTGGCAGCACGGGGAAACCCTCATCCATGAGGACTACTTCCAAGAGTACGCCCAGCAGTTCGCCGATGACATCGGGGCTATCGACGCAAAAGCCCATTGGCCTATCTGTCACATCGACTGGGAAGCCGCCGCCGAAGCACTGAAACAGGACTACGCCGAAATCGAATGGGACGGTGAAACCTACTTAATTCGATCATGCTAGTCCGCGACGCCCCGACTTTCTCTAATGCTCCCCGTGCGCGGGGGGCGCTGGAGAGTGCCGAGGACATCACCACAAAGGAGGGTAAGACCATGCCGACCATTGGAAAGAAAGCCACCCCAGCGCCGCGACAGGACGACCGTTTGCTTTTCGCCATGTACGATGCAGAGCGCGCCGAACGGGCTACCATCGGAGCGACAGACAAACTCGCCGACCGACTGGACGACCACGACAAAACGATTGCGAGTCTCGATGACGAAATCGTCACACTGCAAGAGCGTATCGAAACCCTAACAATCGCTTTAGAAAAGTCAACCGAGATGGTCGAACGGCTCGCCGCCGTGCTGGAATCCATCGACGACCGGCAAGCCGAACAACTGGCGAAGTAACGACCACTACCGCACCACCACTAAAGGAGCCGAAACCATGACGACCACGAAACCAGCGAAGCCGGCAAAGCCCGCCAGCAAGAAGCAACAGGCCGCCGAGGAGCGCGCCCGCGTCCGCGCGGAACTCCTCAAGCTCTGCCCCGTGGGGACGACGGTGTACACCGTCCTGCGCCACGTCAGCACGTCCGGCATGCAGCGACGGATCGACTGCTATATCATCCGCGACAACGAGCCGTGGTGCATCTCCTACTACGTCGGGCTAACGCTCGGCTACAAGAGGCACCCCAAGTACGACGGCCTTGTCGTCAACGGCGGAGGCATGGATATGGGGTATCACCTAGTAGATTGCCTCTCCCAGTCCCTCCACGGCACCTGGTACAAATTCAATCACCGCTGGATCTAGTCTGACCCCTCCCCCACCCCCTGCCAGCGCGGGGGGAACGGGAGCGGCCAACTACTCGAACTCTGGAGGTAAAACATGAGCGACCACGACACGACCGAAGAAACCGCCATCACCTACACCTACCACGAAGAAGGTGGACACAGCGAGGAACTGGACGCCGAGGACATGGACGAAGCCCTGGAGATGGCCGAGGCTCTTTGCAAGAACGGCGACTGGGGCAGAGAAGGGGCTTCCGTAACCGTCTGGGTGACGGCGGAAGACGAGAACGGCGAAGAGATCGACCGCGAGGAAATCACAGTTGAAATCGAACCCGACTACGATTACCTCATCGAGCAAGCCGGGGGCGACACGTCATGCGATCACGACTGGACCGGAGAAGGGGAAGGCGGTTGCGACCAGAATCCCGGCGTGTGGTCCACGGGCGGTACGTCAATGGTGTTCACCCGCCACTGCCGCACCTGCGGGCTGCATCGCGTGGAGAAGTCGTGCGGCAGTCAACGCAACCCAGGCGAGCATGACACAGTGCAGTACACACAGCCGGAACGATGGTGCAGGGAATGCGAAAGCGACACCTGTGATTGCGACCTCGACGACGAGTGACGGCCCCCGTTCCCCCTTCTCTCGTTTGAGGGAGGGGAGAACAGGAGCCGTTTTAAACTCAACAAGGAGCCAAACCATGAGCAAGATCAAGTACAACCGTGTCGTCCGTCTTTGCGACACAGCACGCTACCCCCGCACGTTTGCGGCACGTCTGAAAAACATTCCCGAAAGTCTGCTCGAAGCGTTGACCGCGAAGCAAATCGCCGAGATCATCGACGGACCAATGCAGGCCAGCCATCAGGCCGGATGGAACACTGGCTATGACGATGCCAAGTAACACCACACACTCACGGGGACGACCACCAGCCCCCCACAACCAAGGAGAACGACCATGGCAACCGCCGACGACAATCGTGAGGCGATGGAGTTGCAGCAAATGGCGATCCAGCTAACGTCAGGCATCGCCGGCGTCGTGGCATTGGCTGCGGCCATCTCCGCGACAGTCAGCGTGGCGTCGCTGGCATGCTGGCATCGCCCAGCCGAGGCCGCCGTGATGCTCGCCGTTTCTGTGGCAACCGGATGGGTGATCGTGTCGATGCTGCGACGGAGCTAACCAATTCACAACACCACACACGCGGCCACGGCGACCAGTGGCGAACACACAAAAGAAGGAGACGGACATGGTTGCAGTCATCGGCTACCCCGGCGAATCGAAGCACACCTGGGAGCGATTCGATAACCGCGCTGACGCCTTGGTGTGGCTAAAAACCACTGGCGACGAGTTGTACGCAGAGAACCCCGTCTGGCCGGCGGCCCTGTCCAGCCAGCGGATCATCAGCGAACGCGAAGCGGCCAAGGAACGCTATCGCGATGGTTGCAAGGTTTACCCCACGAATCGAGAGTACGCCTAACACACCACCAAGGGGGTAACATTCGCCCCCCTTCTTTATCAACAAGGAGAACCCCGTGCCAGAAATCACACACCCACCCCTCACCGTCAAGCAAGCTGCGGAACGCCTCAAACTCTCCCGCAACCGCGTCCAGGAAGTCATCAGCGCCGGGATCATCACCGGCACCAAGGACACCCAGGGTCGATGGCTGCTCGACTGGAACAGCGTTGAGAAGTACCGCAAAGCTCCCCGCAAGTGCGGTTTCCCCTTCGGCGCGTATCGCGAGGGTGGAACCATCGGCGGGGGTAAGATGATCCGAGGACGAAAGGAAAAACCATGACCTACACCCTCATCACTCTCGCCGTTGCCGCTCTCGGTTCTCTCTTGGCCTGGTGGATCATTCGAGAGAAACGGCAACACGACCTCGACAAAGAGGGCTGGAAAGAAGCCGCACGGATACTCGCGGAACGAAAACGCAACCCGCCACAACCACCCCCGGCGTTCAAGGCCCCGTGGTGTGACGATTGCTGCCGCGTCGTTTCCGCCAACCCCTCGAAACGATGCGCCGGATGCTTCGGCATCTACCGCATCGCATTGGTCACGAAGAACGTCCAGCAGCCTACGGGAGACGCTGCGATTCATGACCAGTGGTAAGCCTGCCCGTGGCGTCTAATCGTCTATCCGTCAATCCTGGAACGAACAAAGGGCTATCCCTCGTGGGAAGCCCTCTCTTTTTCACTCTGGAGGTCCACATGACCACGTTTCTGATTCTGTTCGTCACCTACTGCATCGCATCCGGCTTCCGTCAGCACGACGCGAAGAAGCTGGAAAAACTTGGCATTAAACTGCCCGCCAAGCGCCGCCGGAAGTCTACTTCGCGTTAGGGAACTGGATCGGCTGAAACGGCGGGGGAGGGGGGATCGGTCTGGAGCCGATCACCCCCAGGGCGGGGGTCACGGTACACTTCCCTTTCTCGTTGGACTCAGGAGCCGGCGAACCGCCTTCTGGTGCATCCGTTCCACCGCTTTCATCGCGTCTGCTCGACTCTTGAAGTAGGAGGTAGGGTAAGGAAGACCAGACAACCCCCACCTACTACCATCATTGGAATGAAATACAGTGACAAACCATGTCACGATACGGTCATCCGTGACGGTAACCACCGCTCGCGTTGTCCACGTTTCCTCTACCCGTTTCCATTTCAGTTTCTTGATTTCGTAGCTCACGGCACCCTCTCCTTTTTCTCTTTGTTCTCCAGGTTTTTCGCGTGCAACTCCTCCAGCTTTTGACGGGTAGACGGTAAACTCGTCCCTTTCACCGCACACTCCATGCACACCCTGTCGGTGTACCACCTTCCCTTGTCACACGTGGAACGGTGGAGGTAGTAATCCCCCTCCTCGATCTCCAAGGTATCCCCACCGGAACCCCGGTGAGCATCGCACCGATGGGATTTCTTGGCCCTGGTGATCTTCCAGACGTTTTTGTCGTTGGTCTTGGGTTTCAAGGTTGATCCTCCATCGCTTCCTTGCACAGTTTGGTGAGTCGCGCCGTGAGTCTCCATCGCGGCTTGTCCGTGGCGGCACCGAATGCCGTCTTGGGCTGAATGAACTCCACCGCCTTGATTCGCAGAAGGAACCGCAACAGCTTGGCCGTCTCTGCCGAGGACAGGCCGAGGTGTGACGCCAGCGCGCCTACCGTCGTCCCCGTGTCCCCCGTCTCCAGCATCCGCTTCGCCATCTTGAGAGTCAACCCCCGCGCCGTGTCCATCGCGGTTCGCCGCACCCTCCTCATCACTTCCTTGTCGATGGTCGTCTTGTTCATCACCACCGCGAGGCAGTACGCCAGCTTCGTCAACTGAGTCACAAGGCGCGTGGAGAACTCCCGGTGGACTTCCTCCTTCTGCTTCTCGGAAGGGCGCGCCCGCATGAATGCGGTGAACTCTGCCATGCGGTTACACTCCAGGGTTGCCTCCTTGGGCATGCGGATCTCCTTGAGCAACTCCCCCACCCTCGACCTAAGGTAGTTGATGTATCCCCCCGTCATCTTCTTCATCAAGACACGTTCGGGGCTGTCTTGCTCGTCCTGGTTGGCACCAGCGAAGGACCGCTGAATCTGCATCGACCTCGACCAGTTCACCGCCGCCTCCATGTCCTCGTCGATGTCGTCCATCACCACCACGGAAAGGAATCGCTGACCCAGCTCCGACGTGTCCAGCGCTCGCAGCGAGGACGTACCGCACAAGATCCAGGTGATCTTCCAATCCTCGTACACCATCTTCATCTTGTTCTTGAACTCGGCGGCGAAATGGCCGTCATAGATCACCCGTGCTTCCGCAAGGATCTGATCCTTGAAGGGAGACTGAAGCAACGTGTCGCCGTCCGTCGTCACCATCGTCTTGCTCTTGAGCCGGAATGCGAGAGACTGGTTTTCTGTTCCTTCCTTGTCTACCTGATACCCGCTGTGGAACCCCTTGAACACACCCACGTTGAGAACATGAGAACGAGCCTTGCAGAGAGCATCGCAGAGACTCGACTTACCCGTGGATGGAGGTGATACCACCATGAGCCATAGGCGGTCCTCTGGAGTTTCTGTTGAGATCACACAGGCGAGCATACACGAGAAGGCACGATCCAACCCCTCGGTCCAGTACATCGCCTTCTCGCAAACCTCGACCAACTGCGCCCACGTTTCACATGACGCCACCGTTACGCTTTCGTCGCTGACCCAGGTGTCGGGGCAGGGGACCACCGCAGAGAGAAGGGCCTGGACGATCTCCCGTCGTTTCTCCAGTGTCTCCCCTTTCTTGAGGAAATCACGGATGTCGGTTCCGCTCGGCAAGGTAGGGTCGTACCCCTCCGGTCCCCACTTGAGGTAGGACACCGAACGGGGAGGGTCCGCACTCTCCTTGAGGGTCTTGCACACCCGTTTGACCCCACCGAACCCTGCACCGTCCACCCTACCCGCTGGAGTGTCGCGAGCATGGTCCGAATCGTACAGAATCACCACGTCCTTTCCCGCGAACAACGATGCCCACTCCGGCAGGAACGTCGTGCAGCCTGGTACGGCCAGTACGTCGATCTCACCCCCCTCCGCTTCCCACAGAGCCATCGCATCCCAGGGGCCTTCGGTCAAAAACAGCTTCTCCCTGCCCTCAAGCAGATGAACTCCGAACAGCCCGTGTGTCGTGTCTGGCGTGGAATACAGCACCCCCTTGCCGGTCTTGTGGTTCACTCCCCATCGGTAGAGGTTGTGGACTTTACCCGCCACGTCATACCCCGGCACGATCCACTCCCCGGTCAGGTGCGATTTCACGCACCCCCATTTTTCCAAGGTGGATTCGTTGAGCAGACTGCGGGACTGAGCCAGTACATCGTATCCGTTGATCTGCGTCTTCGCCGCCGTTTCGTGGAGCAGTTCGAGGAAGTCCCCCGCGTTCCCACCACGCACCGGCTTGCCGCGATCTGGCCCACAGTTGCAGCTGAAGCAACGCCACAAACCCTTCGCCACGCTGACAGTGAACTTGCCTTCCGATGAACAAAAGGGGCACGACCCGCTGGCCTGTTTCCCCCCTTCCTTCCAATCGAGGACGACTCCGTGTGCTTCGTAGGGTCTGAGTGTGGAGGGGGTTGTATTTACCTTCGGCAAGGGTCACTCCTTGATCGTAATGTTGTCTTCAGATGATGTATCGTCGCGTGATTCACGTCTACACTTATCTAATTCCTCATTAATCCGCTCCACCAGGAACGCCGCCCACATGCGTACCCGCCCGCTGGCAAGCTCGGCCTCCCATTCGCGATGCCAGCGGGTCAGGTCTTCGCGGGTCATTGGGGGCCGCCTTTCAGCATGAACAAGAGAACGGGTAGCATGTTTCTTTCACAGCGTCATCTCCAGTCATCACCTTGTAGTGGCGGAAAAAATCTTCCTTGATTTCGTACCATGTATCCTGCCACGATTCGGCGTCGTACTGTGTGTTGCAATTGTCGTACTTAATGTGATCCATCAGTTCTTGGTAGTCCATCTCGAATGCTGGCGCGATGTCCTCGATCCACTTCCGCGATCCGCCGCGAAGCATCTCGGCTAGTTCCATGTCGCCGCGTTCCTCGCACCAATCTGCGAACACAAGACGATTGGCGTCGTTGGCCGGGTCCATGCGGATCATGTTCCAGAACGCAGCCCGGTCTTTCTCGTCGTCGTTCATGGCTTGTCCTTTCCGTCGAATAGGGGGTGCGTCCATTCGTGCCGCAGGCTGGTCACAGTGCCGGGATAAAGGAACAGGTAGAAACGCTGCCCTTTCCGAACTGGGTCCGTTAGGTACGGGTCCACAATCCCGCAAGACGCAATGAGGCCATTCGTACCAACAACATCAGCGCCTTGGTAAATCAAGCCAACCCGCTGGCCCGGTTGCAGCGTTTCCGCAGCAATCACCGGGACAATAGCGACGTGTACCGCGTCACGCCCAATCGACTCGTTTGTCGGCAGAATCCTGCCGATATTCGGAACTTCTGTCGCCATCACGCACATCCTTTCCAACACGCATCGCATGGTTTCCCGCCAACCCCATCGCCTCCGCATTCGTGACATGCCGGGTTTGGCATCCTGGCCAGAGCCGCCCGCAGCCGCGTCAGTTCCTTCGCCTGCTCGATATTTATTGCTGCTAGTTTTTGCAGCGAAACCGATGGATTCTCTCTTCCGCATCCATCACAAAACGGCGCGCAATTCACGGCTGCCCCCCCTGTTTCAGTTGATGTGCTTCCATGTCTCCCCGTTCTTGATTTTCGAAATGGTATCGTGGCAGACCCCAAAGATTGCACCAATCTTTCGCAGTGTTTGTTTGGCCGCAATTAGTCTGCGAATTTCCCTGACATTGTCGCAGTTCAACTTCGCACTTGGAATCTGCCCGCCCTTTCTTCTTGTTCCGTGCTCAATCATGTCAGCGCAGTTCTCCTTGCGCGTTCCCCATCGGAGATTATTCAGATGGTTATTCGACGGGTCACGGTCAGGGAAGTGGCATGCTTCCATTCCGGCTGGACACAATCCAATAAAAGACTCCAAAACAAGACGGTGGACAAGTTGGCTTCTTTTACTGCCGCACCGGCTATACAAGGCGACCATCTTGTGCCCGGTCCTATTTGTGCACTGCTTCAGCATCTTGGACTGCAACCGCGATGTCCTCACGACCCCACATAGATTAAACACAAGCCGCTCCAGTGACTTCACCCGCCCGTGGCTCGACACCATGTACAGCCCCTCATAGCCAGGAATATCCTTCCAAATCTCATCGCTCATGTCGCCCCCGACAAAAGAAAAACCGCCAGACATCCGGGGCGCAATCCCAAATGCTGGCGGTATGACCGGCTTTCGCCGTTGCTCGGTTTCACACGATAGGTATTGCGCCCCTGTCGCGTAGTATCATTATACCAAGCAGCTCAATATGAGGTCAAATCAATCATGTGGTATTTTGCGAATAAAATACCATCATATTCACCGCCGCCAGCTTCGCGAAGGTCTGGTGCGGCGTCGTCGCCCCGCAGCGGGGGCACTCGTTGGGGTTGCTCATGCAGTGATCTTCCTTTCCAATTGTGCATGCGTATCGCTGTTGTGCAGCCCAAACCGCTCAGTGCATCGCAGGCAGGCGCGGATCGTATCGTACCTTTTCTCTCCTGGCCTGCTGCGATTCGCTTCGTGCCACGGCGGGCAGACGCCGTACAGGTAGTAAGTGCCGGGGTGGATCGTGTGGTAGCTTTGCTCCGTGCATTGGTACTGTTTCCTTGCACGGCGAATCTCATGGATTAGTTTCACGATGCTTCCTCCTGTTCGCTGGTGTCCACTCCGCAGCACGATTCGGGCAGGCTCCACGACTTCTCCACCCTACGCAGCACGTCGCCAATCTCGCGCCGGGCGGACTGCACCGCATTGACCCACACACGGCCCTTCTCGTCTTCCTGCTCCACCACCTGCCGCTCCAGCTCCGCAATGTGTGCCTTCCACACCTCCGTTCGCCGTGCCAACTCCACGTCGCAGCGGCGTTCGATGTCGGCGGAGTCCTGTCGTGCTTTTGCCAGTTCGACTTCCAGCGCTGCCGCCCGGTCGTGCAGTCTGTCGCCTTCAGCCACGACGCGGGCAAGGCGTGCCTCCAGGTCGAGAATCTTGCCGTTGGCCTTGCGTAATTGCTCCAGCGTTTCCGCTCCAGCACGCCCAGCTTCGTCGCGTTCCGCCTGCGTCGTCCTCAACGCTTCCACAAGCGCGTCCCGCTCCTGCTCCGCGTCCTGGCGTTGCTGCCGTGCTACGTCTGCAAATTCGCGTTCGATGGCCAACGACTCAGACAGTCTCGCAAACTCTCGCGAATAGTGCCAACTTAACAA